GGCATATAGACGCTGCAGATGTATGCATTGGCCTCCTTCATATCAGTGATGCCAGCGGCGGCAAGTTCCTTGACAAGCCTCTCCTGATGGGTGCGGAAGGCCCGCTCAGAGCGTCCCCTGGCCTCGGTCGGGGGAATAGGCGGGAATCATCTCAATCCCTAACTGTCGCATGGCACACCCGAACTGTGTGAAATTCTCTTTGTCCACTTTTCCACCAGCAGCCGGGGTATGCCAGTAGTGACTGCCACGATCCGTATACAAAGAGGCAAACACTCCGTATCCCTCAATGACCTTCCTGACCCCCTGAAAACTGCTTTGTGTACCTTCTTCCTCGACAAAAAACATCGAGTAGTGTGTGCCCGTGGCATCGTCCATCGTCACGATCAAATCCCATAACTTCCCTATGACCCACTCATGCGGCGCCCGGCGATGCGATATCTGCCCCAACCGTTGATCTACAAGTCCCTCCATCCCCTCTTCCTCATAGCGAGCTAAATAGCGGCGAAATGTTCTGTCACATACCCCAAGAAGCAATGCTGCCTCCTCCTGTGTCATCCGGCCCCGCTTCCACCCACCATATGCTTCCTCAAATCTCATCTTCCGTACCTCCTGTAGTACCTCCGACAGGAGGAGTTGACAAAGATAAAGTAATCTGATAGACTATCCTCAATATGTATCTGCCTGATACCCATACCAGCGTTGCACTACTCTCAAGCAACCTCCTGCAATCGAGGGGTAAACCCTGCGAGAGGATCGTAGTATCTACGGTCAGGGCCGGATCAGGTCAGTATCGCTCAGAGTCCCACGCCTCCCTGGATTAATCGCACATATAAAACATAGAGCGCGGGCGGGTCTTGTTCCCTCAGGCCGACAACTCATCTATAATAGAGTTGCGCCCCGCAACACATACTCGCTCGGTCTCTCGCGGGAACGAATGAAATGAGGTGAGCACGCTCCCCTCCTATACCACATGTGAAAATAACCCTTGACATTCACTCACCACTTCTGTATATTTCAATCATAAGCATATGAAAGAATTAGAGACACTCGAGAAACATACATTACCCAAACATACATTACCCAAAAGAAAACCGGGTAAGCCATACAAACAAGATATTATCCCCCTTGCCATCCTCATTGATATGCATGTCCGGCAGAAAATGCCCATTATGTTGATAGCCAAAACGCTGAATATATCCCATAGCAATGTATGCGATAGGCTGCGTAAGGCTGGTATACAGGCGTTGGAAGCGTTTAGGATGCATAGGGCTGATATATTAGCACTAGAGCAGCAGAGGATACTCTCACATATTACTGACGCGGATATCAAACGGGCAGGGATTAAGGACAAGGCTGTAAGTATCGGTATATTGTATGATAAGGAGAGGTTAGATAGAGGTCAGAGCACCTCAATCCTGTCCTACGCGGACATCACAAAGGATGAGATCGAGAGTGAGGGCCGCATTAGGGCCATCGAGGATAAGCTGAGGTCCCTGGGCATTAGGGAGCATGAGATCGTGGATGGAGAAGAGGTGGAGGAAGAGGTCCAGAGCGCTATAGAACCACTACATATAGATAACGATGGAAAAAACAACAAATAAGGCTTTACATAACCCGTTCTCACATCAATACCTCAAGTCGATTTCTTCCTTTAGTATTATAGAGTTAGATACGATTCGCAAATATGAATGTCCGATAAGCGTGATTATGACTATATCGCAAAGGTGCGAAAAATGAGCGTAAATGCCTGCGTTATACTGCGCTCCCCGGTCGTGGAGGCTCATCACGGTCGGTCACGGTCTGTATCGAAGGAGGGGGAGGGTACGGGGGTAAATCAAAAAGGTTTTGTTTTTTTACTTCCCTCTCTTAGTAGAAAAAATCAAAGGGGGGTTATGGGAATGGTGATGAAGTTTCTATTTCTCTTTATTTTTTTGTTTACATTTTCAGGTTGTGGTTCTTATTCTTCAATCGAGGATCAGCCGCAGGTTGAGATAGTAGCTCCATGTGATTTGGATTGCATAAGACATACGATGTTGTATCAGGAACAAAGTGGGGGTGAGGGGAAATGAGGGAATGGATTTTACTCGGTCTGATAATCTTTTACTTGATGGTGTTAGGGTTTATTTTTTTACCGGAGAAAGGTGATGAGCGTTTTACACACGAAGAATAGAAGTGACTTTAAGTTAAAAGCGAGATGGTATTTTTGGCAATATGGACTATATGGGGGTGCGGAGAACTTAAATTGAGACGCTGGGACGTTATTGTTGTTTTGATTTCTTTTGGAGTTATGTTTTTGATAAGTATTTATATGGTAGTGAGTATTGGGATAAAGATGGGGTTGAAATGAATCAGAAGAAATGTAAGACCATACGTAAAGAGATGAGAAGGGATGGGGAGACCAGCCGTAAGATATACCAGCAGATTAAGAACGTAGTCAGAAAAGGAGGGAAATAATGGTTAAGAAAGCAAAGAAAAAGAAGTTACCTACGGTAGACGCTGCGATAAGTAAACTGAGGGATGCCCTTAATCAGTCGGTGGGGGATGCAATTACATGTCCTCACTGTGGGCAGGCATTCATACCTGAGGCGAAGTTGACCGGTGAGGCGTTAGACCTTTACCGGATGTTATGCAAGAACTGGTAAGAGTAAGGGTTGCTCAAAGACCGTGGATATGGCGAAGAGACATCTAATGGCTCTTTACGCTAACGAGCACAAGAAGGGAAAGGCGTAAATGAGCATGGAGGATTTTACGGCAGATAATATGAAAGACTGTCCGATACAGGCTCTGAAAGATTATTATGTTCAGGCTCAATCTAAAGACGGTCATGCTGCGGGATTTTTTATTTGCGCCGATAGTCTTGAAGATGCGTTCAGAATAGGGAGCAACAAGACAAAGACCGTTTTTGAAGACTTCATTCTTAATGTTCAAGAGGTACGGTGAACGAGAAACAAAAACAGAGAACGATACTTAAACTCCAACTTGAACGCGAGAGGGAGATTAAGCGCAACCTCGCTGCTAAAAGGGCTATCGCTGAATATAAGGACAAACACAAGAGTGAGTTCTTTGTTCCGTTTCCTCATCAACAAAAGGCAATTGATTTTATAGAGGAAGGAAAAAAAACGGTAGTTCTACAAGGCGCGAATCAGGTTGGAAAAACTGCGACAACCGTTAATCTTATGAACACGTTTATGAATGGGTGCGTTAGGGCCTGGGGAGAGAAAAAACCGCTATATCCTTCTGAATTTTCAAAGGTCAATGCCGGGAAGAAAATAATAGGGAGGATACTCTGTAACAACTGGGAAACTGCCGCCAAGGATACCATTGTGCCTAAGCTAAAAGAATTTCTACGGGACGGCACTTATGAGATGAAAAAGAATACAGTGGGGGTCGAGCATGAGTTTATTTTTCCAAAGACAAGTTCTAAATTTACCATTCTTACTTACAAGGAAGATACTAAGTCTCATGAGGGCTGGACGGGCGATGTGGTAATTTGTGATGAGCCACCCCCACGCGATAAATATATAGCCAATAGAAGAGGGTTAATAGCCCGTAACGGAGTAATGATTATCGCTATGACCGCCATAAGCGAGGATTGGATTCTTGATGAGATAGTCCTTAAACCTGACAGATCGGTTGGTGTGGTAGGCGACATCCCCATAGAAGCCAACACTACACTTACACCAGAAGCCATTAGAGTGTTTGAGCAATCCCTCACTGAAGACGAGAAGGTAGCCAGAATCAAGGGCGGCTGGTTACAACTGACAGGACGGATATGGAAGGTTTTTAGTACTGACACCCACGTAGTGAGACCCTTTAAAATCCCTCCTGACTGGCCCTGTTCCTTTCAAATAGACTTTCATTTGGACATTCCCCATGCGATAAGCTTTTGTGCTGTGGACCCTCTAAATAGATTTTTTATCTTCGATGAGGTATGGCTTAATATCGGCAATAAGGAAATAGCCGATGAGATAGCCCGCAGGAAGATAGGACAGGTGCTCAGAATGAAGTATGGAGAGATAGATGCGCTATCAAAAGGAGATACCTCTTATACGAGAAACAGGTTTGGTACTACGGAGGCTTCTTTTGAACAGATAGGGAAGGAACTCAGAAAGTATAGCATTACATTGGGTGTAGGCTCCAAGGCCGAGAAAGATTATATTAAGGCTGTTGAGACAAGGCTGAAGGGGCCTAACGGTATGCCAACCCTTTTTATTTTTGATACCTGTACTGAGACTATTAAACAGGTTCAAAGATGGAGTTATGATAATAATCACCAGCCTAAAGCAGACGGGCATTTTCCTGAAGCTATTGGTAGATTTACGCAACAAGGGCTTAAATACACTGCACCGGACTTGCAGACTAAGCAGTTACAATACGCGGAGATGGTGATATGATAACGAGAGATGAAAAAGCCCCCATAACTCAGAACTTGACAAAAGCTTTAAAACCTGATACGGTTAACGCAATGTGTGTGGAGTGCAAGAAAGAAATAATAGAAGCACTAAAGTTAGTATATGCGGGAAAGAGAAAACTAGAACTGCTGATTAAATAAAGCTTAAATCTTAGGAAGCATATGAGAACAGAGGCTACGGTCCCTAACGGGATTGTGGTCTTTTTTTGTTTTATAAGGAGAGGATGACACAGGAAGAAAGATTAACGTACTGTAAATTGTGGATAACCCGTCTAAATGGTCAGTGGTCCTCGCTTGATACAGACAGGACAGACGCTCTCCGTTTTTGTAATGGCGATCCCACCATAGTCAAGCTCATTACCGGCAGATCACAGGTAGTTACTCATGATATGCAGGATGCTATTGATTCAGCTAAGCCGGACATCCTTGAGACTCTAGCAGGAACAGACGAACCTTTAAAGCTTGATCCTACTGGAGCAGAGGATGTCGAACCCGTTAAGAAGCTTCAGATACTCGCCAATATCCAGGTTAAGCGTAAAAACCCATGGTTTAGGCGGTGTGCTGACTTTCTTGATGATTCCATGAAGTTAAAGTTCGGATGCTTTAAATATCAATGGATAGAGAAGACGAAGGCCATTGAGAAGATATATGAAGATGCTAATGATATTGAGATTAAAGAAAGGGTTATGTCCGGGGCAACAATTATTAAAGATGAAATGGTAGACGGCAAGAGGCGAACCACGTTGAGCACCGAAACTTACGATGAATATGTAGAGATAACAACCCCTCCGACCGAGAGAGTTAAATTTCCCATAGATTGCAGGGGTTTTTCAACTGCTCCTTTCGTATGGGAAGAGGTCAGGCTTTATGAGGAAGAGTTCAGGACGCTTTACGGTAAGGATGTTTTGGATAAGGTCAAGGATATACAGGAGAATCTTTCCAGACCCGAAGTAGATTCCATTCAACAGGAAAGGTTCAAAGACGTAGGTGGAGTTAAGTTTATCTATGATGGTGATACAGGGAAGTATAAAGCCCATGAATGCTATTTTCATGAACCTGACGAGAATAGGGCATGGCTATTTGTCTTTAGTGGAGATGAGGTAATTCTGGATGAATACAACAAGTATGACAGACCTCCATATGAAGGAGGCTCACCGTTCCTTGTGGCCCATAGGCTACTGTCTTTAGGATATTTCGATTATCTCAAAGAGATTCAGAAAGAGCGGACATTCTTCAAGCGACAGATATTTGACAACGTAACTCAGGCTAATTACCGGCGATACTTCGGCGATCCTGAGCGGTTGAATATGGATGACTTCTTAAATAACAATGCCACCAATGCTCTAATAAGAGTAGACGGCGATCCATCCAAGGTTGTTATGGCAGAGCAGAAGGCTCCAATCCCCGCCGAGGTTCTTGACTTTTGGGAACTTATGAATGTCGAAAAGGATTATCACTTGCCTACTCCAAGGTCATTTACCGGAGTAGACCCCAAGAAGGCGCAACGGACATGGCGGGGGCAGGCGCAACAGACTAATTTAGCTCAAAAGAAGCTTCTTATGATGATAAGGGGATATATGGAGGATGTGTTTTCTCCGCTCTTCAATGACGTTATAGACTGTATTCTTAAATTCATGAAGAAGAAAGTCTCAGTCCGGTATCTCAATGAAGACTACAATATCAATCCCGATAATATAATCGGTAAATTCGATCTCGTGGTGAATGTTGGACTAGGCTCTCACGATAAAAATGATATGGTAATGAAGCTCCAGCAGCTCATTGGCCTATCTGCAAAGCTTATGGAAACGGGCGTTGTCACTCCCCAGAACCTTCATTATATGACTCAGGAGCTTGTGAAGGCTATGGGCTTTTTGAATACAACCGACTTTGTGACAGACCCGAAATTGAAAGAAGCCATTGTCAAATTTATTATGATGGTCAGCCAGATGCTCCATAAGATGAGCATGGTCCCTGAACTTCAGGCAGACGTAGCCCAGATAGCCCCTCAACTCTATCAGGAGATAAGCGAAATCAGCATGGCACTCGGTATGCCTATGGGAAAGCAGAAAGGGCAGGGAACGCTACCGGGTGAGAATGTAGCACCACAAGCAGAGGTTCCCGGTCAGGCATTGACCGAAGTAATGGCTATAGATGGAGCCGGTAGGGGTAATGGTGGAGGAATGGGGTTGCATGTTTAATCAAATACTTAAATCGTTTGTTCAGTTATTAACTCGGTTTATTAAGGTTGAATCAAAGCCAGAGACAGATTTTGTAGATTCCGAACAGGAGCAGAACAAAATTATTCTCGGACATCAGGCGAAGCTATTGCTTGAGAATCCAGTTTTCGCTAATGCCCTGAAGGATATTGAAGATGGATATTACAGGATGTGGAAAAACTCAAAGCCTATGCAGTCAGACGAAAGGGAAGCGGTATGGGACAGACTTCAGGCTCTTCAGGAAGTACGATTGAAGATAACAGGGTACGTCAATACCATGCTGCATGAACAGAAACTAAAAGAAGAGGCAAGCGTAATAGCACCTCAAAAGGAGATTTAACATGGCAGAGCAATTGGTAAAAGAACCCGTTGAGGGCAATCTGGAGCCAGAGGAAACAGACTTAGAGGAAATTTCTCAGGCCGATAAAACGGTAACTGAAGAAAAAGAAACTGAGTCAGCAGCGGGAACGGGGAAGGTTCCATATACCCCCGATGAGATGAAAAGCCTCGATTTCGACCAGATTGACACGTCTCGGATACCCGATGAGATGCAACCTTTTTATAAGGCAATGCAAGCTTCATATGGCAAGAAGACAATGACGCTGGCAGAACAGAGGAAAGAACTTGAAAGAGAACGTGAAGCTCAGACACCGAAGACATACTTTGAAGATCCAAAGAAGAACGATATCTTTATGGATTACCTGAAAAGCCCCGTTAAGGTGGTCTCCGACATCAATGCCGAGATAGCAAAGCTTGAATCGGACGAGACTATCTACGATGATGAGGGTAGGGTAGACGTAAAGAAGCAGTCTGCCAACAGACGAGCGATAGCCTATTGGAACGGGATTAAGGATGAATTTTCCCTCAAGAGACAGGAAGTTATTGAGCGGAGAAGGAAATCCGAGGTTGACGAGTCTAGGATAGCCTCTGAATTAGGGGAAAATGCCCTGAAGATAGAGGAATATGCCTTGTCTCTCGGTTTCAGCAGGGAAGACTTTCTAAGTAAACCGAAGGTTAGGGAAGCCGCAAAGAAGGCTTTCAATATCGCTAATGTGCCCATATCTGTGAGAGCGAAGGAGTTGAAGGAAGCTCCCAAGAAACTCGCTACGCAAGGTGGGTCAACCGTCGCTTCAAAGGAAGATGATCTCGATAAGTTGTCTCCGTCTGAATTCGCGGCAAGAAGGAACAAGGAGAAATTCAATGCGAGTTTCTAGTGTTCCTTTTATAAGGAGATTTAGCAATGGCTGGTAACACAATTTTAACCCCGGCTATGATCACCAAGGAAGCACTCAGGATATTGCACAACAAGCTTACCTTTATTGGTAGCATAGACCGTCAATATGACAACAGATTCGCCGTCTCAGGAGCTAAAATCGGCTCTCAGTTGCAGATTAGGCTCCCTAATCAGTATTCAGTAAGGACCGGTTCGGTCATGCAGGTAAACGATACTACAGAACAGTCCGTCACTCTTTCCGTGGCTACACAGAAGGGCGTTGACATGAACTTCAGTTCTGCCGAACTTACTCTCTCCCTTGATGATTTTTCAAAGAGAGTTATCGAACCTGCGATGTCCGTTCTTGCAGCTAACATCGAAAATGATGCCCTGAGCATGACCTTCGATGTCTATAACTGCGTTGGAACACCGGGTTCAGCTACCGTAGTTTTGCTTCCGTGGCTTCAGGCAAGAGCAAAGCTGAATCAGTTCCTTACTCCAAAGGATTCCAACAGGAACTGCCTTGTAGATTCTAACACCATGGCGCAGATGGTTGAAGGATTAAAAACCCTGTTCCATCAGGATAGCGCAATAGCCAAGCAGTACAGGGAGGGCTTTATCTCTTACAATGCCGGCATGAAATGGTGGGAGAATGAGCTTGTCCAGAGCCTTCTTCACGGAACCGAGACTAACACAACCCCGCTCACCGATGGTGTTACTCCTCAGACAGGTGCTTCTATTCTCATAAACGGCATGTCTGCTTCGACTGCAACCATCAAGAAAGGTCAGATATTTACCATTGATGGCGTGTATGCCGTGAATCCTGAGACAAAAGCATCCTATAGTTTCCTTCAGCAGTTTGTCGTTACTGAGGATGTCACTGGCTCAGGTTCCGCTGCTACCATTAAAATCTCTCCGTCTATCATCCCGGCTGGTTCGGGGATACTTCCGAATCCACTCCAGAATGTATCCAACGGAGCAGCGAACGATAAGGCTCTGACATTTCTGGGAACGGCTTCGACTTCCTATGTCTACGACTTGGTATACCACAAGGATGCGTTTACCTTTGTAACCGCTGATCTTGAAATGCCAAAGGGTGTAGACTTCGCAGCCAGAGAGATTCTTGACGGTATCTCCATGAGAATCGTCAGAGCGTTTGACATCACCAACGACAAGTTCCCTTGCCGTATTGATGTGCTCTACGGTTATAAAACCTTACGTCCGCAAACCGCATGTAGGGTGATAGGTACGAACTAACTAAGAAAGGAAGGTGAATAGAGATGAGTGCATTAAGTAATACGCCAGCAACTCCGATAAATCAGATAACCGGCTCGAATCCTGCTGGAACACTTATGGGTTCAGCCGCAGCCGACCTCATTGCGTTCTACGGGGGAACTCCCGTAGCGCAGAGAGCAAGCGCGGTGCAGGTAGCAGTAGCGACTACCGTTTCAACAACTAGCCAGTATGGGTATGCACAGGCTCAGGCCGATGCGATTGTAGCAACCCTCAATGAGGTGGTTGCTACATTGACGGCACTCGGTTTGTGGAAGGGAGGAGCTTAGTAACTAAAGCGTAATGGAGAAAGGTAGACACTCATATGGGACACCGATTATCAAGAGGTGGCATGACAGCGATGGAGATGTTACAATTGGTGCTTTCTGCTCGATAGGTGAGAACGTCCAGATATTTACAGGCGGCAATCACCGGACGGATTGGGTGTCTACCTTCCCATTTCCTGCTTTTTCTGAGTGGCCGGAAGTGCAGGGCAGAATTGATTATTGCCCGACAAAGGGAGATGTGGTGATCGGTAATGATGTATGGCTCGGTAACGATTGCCTTATACTCTCAGGGGTAACGATAGGCGATGGAGCAGTGATAGGCGCAAGGGCGGTAGTGGCGAAGGATGTTTCTCCCTACGGGATAGCCGTGGGGAATCCGGCAACGGTCAAACATTTGAGGTTTGCTTCTGAGGTGGTTGAGAAGCTGATGCGGATAAAGTGGTGGGAGTGGTCTGACGATAAGATACGGGAATATCTGCCGGACATTTTAAGCAGTGACGTAAGGGCTTTTATACGAAAGGTTGAGAATGCTTATTAACGAAAAGAAAGTAATGATAGCGACTCCCGCATATGAGATGAAAATGTTTTCTGCGTATTTGGATACTCTCCTTACTTCTTTGAAGCTTCTCGACGGGATAGGGGTAAAGTATGTAACGTATTTCCTTCCTGGAGATTCTTATGTCCATAGGGCAAGGAATACTATTGTCTCAGACTTTTACAAAAGTGACTGCACTGATCTTGTATTTATTGATTCAGATTTGACATGGCGGCCCAAAGACCTTGTAATGCTCATTGCCAATGACGCTGAGGTCGTTGGCGGGGCTTATCCCTGCAAGAACCAATGGGACGATTGGGGAGTGAGAATATTTACCGACGAGAACGGGATTCCCGATGTAGACCCTCAAACGGGTCTAATCCGCGCTCAAATGGTTCCTACGGGCTTTATGAAGATAACCAGAAGGGCAATAGACAGAATGATTGAAACATATCCCGACCTCTGGTATTGGGCGAAGGTAGAAGTCGGAGAGCCTAAAAAACAATTTGCTTTCTTTAACCATCTTCCGGTTGAGGAATCCCATATATTTACCGGAGAGGATGGGAGTTTTGTTCATAGGTACAATGCAGCAGGAGGCGACTTATGGCTTATGCCCGATGCTACATTTGAGCATTATGGAATTAAAGAATGGAGGGGGAATTACCATGAGTACCTTTTAGCTTGTCCGGGAGGTTCAAAAAGTCCTGAATCTGATAACCCGTTAGTCAGTGTAGTGATTGTTAGCTATGGGAATTATGAGTTCATAGGGGAGTGCATTAAGAGTGTATTGAATCAGACTTACAGAAACATTGAAATTATAGTTATGGACAATAATGAGGATGAAAGAATTCAACAGGCAATAGAGCATTTTCCTGTCAGAATAATAAAGACAGCCAATGAGGGTGTTTCGGCAGCGAGGAATAAAGGAATAGCAACGGCAAGTGGGATATGGATATGTTGTCTGGACGGTGACGATAAGATACATCCGTCATATATAAAAAGCTGTATTCAGAATAGTAAGGGATTTGATATTGTTAGTTCATGGATGCAACAGTTCGGGGGTGGGGATAAAGTATTTTCAACCGCAATCAATCCGGAGCATAAGGATTTTCTTACAGCGAATAGAATTCATTGCGCCTCTCTTTTCAAGAAAGAAGTCTGGTCTAGTATTGGTGGATATGATGAAGGATTGGGGGGAGTCCCATATACGGGATATGAAGACTACGATCTATGGTTAAGGGCTACCGACGATGGTTATAGGGTCAATGTAGTGCAACAGGCCCTTTTCTATTGGAGAAAGCATGATGGACAAATAACTTCGATTATGAACCATGAGGAGATGTGCAGAAAGGTTTTGACTAAGAATGGAGTGAAACAGGAGACACAATGCGCTTTAGTGAATTAATAAGCAGGCTAGCGAGATTTTTGCATAAAATAAACGACATAGACATTGTTCAGACATGTGGCCCAGCAAAAGGAACGGGTGCTCATACTCTCAAGACGACAAGGGCTATTGTCTATAATCTTCTTAATCAGCAGTTCACTCTGGCCATTACAGATAATATTGCCATGACTGTCTGTGCTCTACAGGCATCAAGTACCTTCTGTTATTACCTCGTCTCAGTTGATTCTGCTGGTCTTGTCACTGTTACAAAAGGGACAGACAATCAGTATGCACTTCCCGCAACTCCCGATTGGGCCATTCCGATAGGGGCGTTTCTCGTAACGGTAGACGGTTCTCATACCTTTACTTCAGGGACGGATACTCCCGGAACTAATAACACCACTGTTTTTTTTGATATTGACACTGGCATAGCGGCCTCTCTTGTAAATGATTGTATGAGGAAATTAGAGCGGGGGATAGTAGTTCCCCTCAATAATCAGTCAGTGAGGATTTCTAACTTTGACCACATGAGGGCAAGGGTTCAGGTAACACTTAACGCTGGGGATTATTTGATAACCAACCCATTCCCGACATACAAGGAACTTATCGTTGCTCAGATTATGGATAGCAACGGATTTGTGTGGCCCAGCCTTACAAGAGCAGGATTCGATAACGCAATGAGTCTGTATCCGAGTTTTACACAAAATAAACAGAGGCCAGTATTAATTTCAAGAGTTCCGGCTATTCAGACTTCTTTGACTCCTGAAACGGTAGATACGGTCAATTTCGTTCTTAGACCGACAGCGGATACTACATACACGCTTGATATGCAAGCCTATCAATACAGTCCTCCGCTTGATGGAGTTATTTACTCAACAAATTGGTGGACGGAGAACGCACCTGAGGTCTTACTCTATGGTGCGCTTATGGATGCTGCACCCTATCTGTTGAATGATGAGCGGATCGCCATATGGAAATCCCTCTATGCCGATGCGGTAGCGGGGCTGGTATCTTCTCAGAGACTTGAGAAGTATGCGGGAAGTAAACTTAATATTGGATTCGATAACCCTCTTAATAGAGGATATTACGATATTTACTCAGACACTTATGGAGGTGTTTAAATGAAAAAGGTATTGGTATTTCTAGTAATGGCACTATTGATAATTCCTTCAATAGTATTTGCAACTAATTTTGAGACTCTTTCCCCGACAACGAGCACGGCGATACCTTTTACGGCTAATCAAATTACTCCACCGGGAACGGGAATGAATGCCCAAAAGGCTTTTTGTACGGTTGAGACGTATGCAATCCGCTATACGTCTGATGGCGTAACTACTCCTACATCTACGGTAGGACATTTGGTGGCTACAGGTAATTTCTTTTGGGTAAGTTATGGGGACGTTCATAATTTTAAAATGATAGGGATAAGTGGCACTGCAAAAGTCTCATGCAGTTATTTCTTTGAACTTCATACGGCAATGGAGTAAAACAATGAAAAGAATAATCCTTTTAATTTTAGCTATTGTCTCTATACCTGCGTTTGCATTAGCAGGTGGAGGTAACGGAAGTTTTGGTCCAGGCGACCCTCCCGGTACTGCTGCCAGTCTAATTTCTGATACCATCTTCGGGGCTGGCTGGAATGGGGTAACGACAATAGCACCCTCTCAAAATGCAGTTTATGACCAGATGATTTTGAAAGCTACTATAGATGCACCTACCTTTACGACTTCCGTAACGTCATCTAACGCTATTATTAGTCAAACACAGACGAGCTTACCGACTTGCGCTTGTAGTGGTGGTGGAGCCTGCGCTCTTGTAACGGGAGATACGGATGAGAGTGGTACAATGACCTGTTCTGCCGGAGGCAGTTCAACTACAGCAACCCTTACGTTTAATCTCACTCACGGTAAGGCTCCTGTATGTATGGGACTGTTACATGATGGAGCTATTGCTTATAACTCAACGAGAAGCACAACCGCTCCAGTATTGACTTTCTCAGCGAAAACAAACCCTACTATTGATTATATTTGCAGATGATAGACCAGGAACTTAAAGATTACGTTAATCATGAAATAGAGACAGCGTTTTTAGCTGTACCGGAACTTGTCTCTAAACTTTTTATAGAGAGAATGGCAATGCGAGAATTGGCTAAAAAGTTTTATGATAACAATAAGGAGTTTAAAAAGCATGGCGATATTGTAGCCTCGGTGCTTGAAGAAATCGAGGGCAAAAATCCCGGCAAGAAGTATGCTGACCTTTTAGTAGAATCGGTTCCGATTATTCAGAAGCGGATCGCCTTAATAGAAGGGTTAGACACAACTGATGGAGTTACTAAGCCTGAAGATTTACGCATCTATGAATCGGATGTAAGCAATCACGGAATCCTATGAAGACATTTGCATATCCTATAACAACGCATCTCGGTAAGGGATTAAGGCAGAGGCAGAATACCCGCAATCAACCTTATCTTGTGGAAGCCATCGGGTGCTTCCCCTATGAGGGCGTACTAGAGGCTGTAGAGCAGTTTTCGAGGGTAGATACGTCTGCTCTTGCCTGTTCGTTCCCTTATCCTCAGATATTTGTTCTGAGTAACTGTATCGTGGTATGTACCTTAACTTCATTGTTTGAACTTGTGAACGGTTCTTTAGTTACAAAAGCATCGAATATTCCTCCCGGTCTTACATGGGATGTTGTTGACTTCAAGACATTCCTTTACCTAACAAATGGGCAAGTAGCCATTACAAAGAACTATCAGACAGGAGCTTATGCGCAGGATTCTTCACTCCCATTCGGAACTTGTCTATGTAATTTTAACGGACAGGTGTTTATAGGAAGCCCGAACATTAAAGCTAGTTTTACTTCAGCGGGTGAGGTTTTACAGACAGAAGCAGGAATAGATATAACAACAGAAGGCGGGGAACCGATTATCGCCTTTCCTACTTAATAAGGAGAACTGAATGAAAAGAATACTACCATTAATTATCGCCCTTTTAATGACTGCAAATGTGGCTTATGGAGTTACGATATGCGAGCTCCCTACAGATAGTTCCCTGACTCTTTTTGATTGGCTCCCCATATCGAGGGCTGCATGTGGCCCTACTGACAGCATGAAGATAAACATAGGGCAAATATGTACTGTTTGCGGTGTAACGCTTACTCCCGTAACGAGCGTATATGGTAGAACAGGGACAGTTACCGCTCAAGCAGGCGATTATACTTTTGCTCAATTAGGTAGTAAGCCGACCACTATTGCAGGATTTGGTTTGACCGATGCCGCTCCAAAGGCATCTAAATATATAGTACAGGGGACAAGTGATAGCGAACTGACTGGTGCTCAGTTTCTAGGTGCTCTTGCAAGCGGGATACTCAAGAATACGACTTCAACGGGAGTTTTGGCGAGGGCTATCCCCGGAACCGATTATGCTGTTTCAACAAGTGGCTCTTCAATATTGAAAGGAGATGGGATGGGAGGCTTTAGCAGCACGACAGCCGAAACGGATTATTCTAATCCTCTTACCTTCAATTCCCCGCTTTCCAGAACTACAAATGCGATTTCTCTTACGACAGTGGGAGTAGCACTCGGTGGAACGGGGATAACCTCTGCGGCTGCTGATGCTGCGATAATGGGTGGTGGAGGGACTTCGGTATTTGTGGTCAAGGCTATGCCGACAGGTGGTACAAACGGATGTTCAGGAACACTAGACAAGCTACTCTATAACACGACTACTCATGCTTTTTCTTGTGGGGCAGACCAAACGGCTGCCGGTGGGTCAGGTATAACAACTCTGAATACCCTTACTGATAGCACTCAGACTTTTGCAGTAGGGACAACAGGAACGGATTTTACAATTTCATCGGCTACAGCGACTCACACCTTTAACATCCCGACTGCTTCAGCATCGAATAGAGGACTGCTTTCTACCTCCGACTGGACAAAATTCAATGGGAGCATATCAGCTTATCCGGGAGCAGGGATAGGAGTTTCTACAGGTTCAGCATGGGGGACTTCAAAAGCTACGCCATCGGGTGTTATCGTAGGCACAACCGATACGCAAACGCTTACAGCTAAGAAGATAACACATGCCGCAGGATCGAATGGAGCGGGGCTTGCTCCTCTATATTTGACTTCAGGCCCAGTTCTTGATACCCCTGAAGCGGGAGCGGTTGAGTTTCTAACCGATACCCTTTCTTTTACCATCACCACAGGCCCCACCAGAAAGACGGTTGCCTTTACCGATAGTAACATAACTGGAACTGCCTCGAATGTGTCTGGCACTCCGGCCTTGCCTAATGGTACGACTGCTACAACGCAATCGGCAGGAGATAATAGCACTAAGATAGCCACTACATCCTTTGCGGATGCCCTTATAAGCGATACGGTTTTTGGTTCAGGCTGGAATGGGGTAACAGGGATAGGCCCTTCCAAGAATGCAGTTTATGACCAAATGGTATTATTGGCTCCTTTAGCGGGGCCGACATTCACCGGAACGGTCACGGTTCCTACGCCTTTTACTATCGGGGCTGTCTCTATGACAGCGACGGGAACGCAGCTAAATTATTTAAATGCAGCCACAGGAACGACAGGGACGGCAAGCACTAATCTTGTTTTTTCTGCATCACCGACATTCACCACGCAGATAATCTCTCCCTTAGTAATTGGAGCCACAGGAAGCGCGGGTACTTTAACTCTTGAATCCACTTCTCATGCAACTAAAGGCAAAATTCTCTTCGGAACTTCAGGATACGATGAAGTTAACAATAGATTAGGCATCGGACAGACAACCCCCACCGCAGCCCTTCATTTAAAGGCTGGAACTACCACAGCCAGTACCGCACCCCTGAAGTTCACCTCCGGTTCTCTTCTGACTACCGCAGAGGCAGGAGCAGTAGAATTTCTTACTGATGCCTTTTACGGGACAATCACCACAGGAGCGGCAAGGAAGACATTTGCATTCCTTGATAGTAACATTACAGGTACAGCAGCTAATGTATCTGGAACGCCTGCGTTACCAAACGGAACAACAGGCACTACTCAGGCTGCTAGTGACAATTCAACAAAACTGGCAACTACAGCATATGTTGACATCAATGCTCCTGTAGTGGACTCTGCAAACGGTGGAACTATCACAGCCCGTAATGGATACCATATCACCACAGGCGCAACGACATGGACGCTTCCTGCCACGACACCGGGGTATCAGCATTGTTTTAGACAGGCCGATGCGGCTACGAATGCGATTTCAATAACGCCTCCGACCTCCTCTTATGTCGAGGCCGCTAACGGAAGCGCATATTGCACCGTAGGCCATGCGATAAAATCAGGTGGGGCAAATGGCGATTCTATCTGCTATGTGGCAATAGATACTACTCATTGGATGGTGTTCGGAGGGGCGAATGGTTCATGGACTTGTCAATAGTGCATATATGAGAAGAATATTACTTAGTATAATAGCCGTTCTTTTATTGTCTTGTCCTGCCTCTACCATGATGCTTGAAGGAATAGTTGGCGGAGGTGGGAGCTATGGCGTATTTTCACAAACTCTTAATATTGATAACGTTGGTTGGATAGGATACTCAGTAAGAACTAAAATCCCCTCCTCGGCTCTTTCTGCAAGCGCGTCTAAGGTATCTATAAGACTGGAAGCGGCTTCTACCGAAGGCATGAAAATCGTACAGTGTTATATTGGTCATGCTGCTGCGTCTGGTAATGCATGGAATTTTGACGGAGGACAGGTAAAAGTAACATTTGGTGGAGCAGATAATGGCACAATTACGGCCGGTTCTACATTAGAATCAGACACCGTAAGTTTTAATCTAGATAAAACTAAGGATCTAATCATAGCCTTCGATATTACCAATACGGACACAGCGAATGACTCTGCTAAAACAGCAGAGGGGGTATCGGGTCATTTTAAATATTCCAACCTCACAAGTGGAACTCTGCAAGCTCAGCTTACAGCACCGACAGGTTATGCAACAAACATCGGAGACGTGTACCTTGTTAATCGGATAACGGCACATAGGTAAGGGTGAAATAATGGGATTTACTTATACTCCGAACTTCAATCTTGCTAAACCGGACTTTGGTGAACCGGGCACTAACTGGTGGACAAAGGTTAACGCTAATTTTGACGCTATAGACCTTGCTCTTATTTCAATCGGCGGTAGTGGTGCTATAACATCGGTCTTTGGAAGAACAGGAGTTATAACTGCTCAGACAGGGGATTATACCGCTACTCAGGTGGGGGCGATACCTGTTGTCGGAGGAGCGGTTGCAGGGCATATCCCTATCTTCTCAGGATCGGGTGTTCTAAGCGATTCAGGAGTGGTCTTTAGCAGGGCCGCAGGTTCAATTTATATAAATGATGTTACAGTTCAAGTTACTCCAGTTCTTCCGTCAAATTCCGCTGCCACTAATACAGCGAATATTGCCTCTATAATAGCTGCGGCTGCTGATGGTACTACATTGTTTTTCCCTGAAGGAACATATGCTTTTGCGAAAAACGGAGGGAATGATTATGCCATACTAATTAATAAAAGAGTTAATATGCTTGGTGAAGGTTGGATGGGTACTAAACTTACAATAAATACAAATGATTGTCATTTTATTAAAGTTGAGAATCCCAGGAGGGTAGGTGCTAATCAGATAGGTGGAGTAGATGAAACAATCTCTGATTGGGGGCCTAGGGTTGCGATAAAAATTTGCGAATTACAACTTGTAAGAACGGCACTTGAAGCTTACCAACCTAATAATACAATGAATAATTATTATTCCGGGTTATATCTTCATGGCTGTGCGTGGAGTACATTTGAGCGACTTGAATTTAGGAATTGTGGAATAGCTATACATGTTTATAACGGGACGGGAGATTTAGCAAATGGATATTTTAATGTAGCCAATGATTACAGGCTTATTTTTGGTCATTTTTGTAGAGTGGGAGTGAAATATACTAATGGTGATACACACCAGACTGATAATAGGTGGAGTGACATTCTCATAATAGGTGACGCTACATACACCACAGATGGGACCGGGTATAATGCTGGTTTTTGGATAGAAGACGCTTGGGCCGGAGATGTAATGATAAGAGATAGTATTTTTTTAAGATATGAAGAGGGTGTTCATATCGTTGCTACGGCCCCGAACTACTCTGCTAATGTTTGGCTTCATGATGTTTGGATAGACGTTTTTAAAAATTACGGATTTAATATAGCTAACATGAATCTTATAAGCCTTAGTAAGTGTAATCCTGCTGCTCCTCTTGGAACAAATTCGGTAGGAATATATTTGGCAAACTGTCATGGGGGCGATATAACAAAATGCTATATTCCAATAACGGCAAGTGGACATATGGGAATTCATGTAGTAGCTAGTTTAACGGGAGGACAGTCTTCATATAATCTTGCTTTTTCTCAGAATACTATTTCGGGAAGCACAGTAGTTGCTAATCAGGGCATTGGTTTTTTATCTAGGGGAATGTCAGTATCAAGTATTATTGGGAACAATATTTTGGGATGTTCAACCGGGATAAAGCTTGCCAGTGATAGCAACTCTATCCCTTCAGTACAAAACACCATTAAGGGCAATACCATTCATAATCAAATAAGTGGAAGTAATGCAATAGGTATTAGGTTTGATGATATAAATCAAAGCAATAATATATATCAGGGGAATATAGCTTATTTAAAGGTTGGTGGAACACCAATACAAAATTATGGAACTAACAACATCATTAAAGACAACCAGCCGTATTCTGGAAGCGCAAGCGGGACGTTAAGATCAGCGACAAAAATAATAGCGGCCCATAACTCCATTGATACGACCTCTGCCGATTATATGTGTGATGGGACGAATGACGAAGTTCAGGTAGCTCAGGCCGTAGCAGATTTAGGAACCGTAGGCGGGGAAATTCTATTTCTAGAAGGTAATTACTACTATTCTGCTTCTGTAACCGTTAAGTCCAGCATAACATTCAAGGGTGTTGGTTCAGGATATGGCTGGTCCCCCGGTTCCGTCAACTTTTATCTCATGGCGAATGTTCCTATGTTTTATGGAGACGCTGATCTCGCTCCTTTTATAATGAATGTGAACTTTGTTGATATTAACTTTGCCGCAAATGTGCAGACCGCTTCAGAAAAACCACCGACAGGAACAACCGCAAGGGATGTCTATCTTTTCCAATTCATTAATAGGTGCAAAGAGTTCAGCTTTACAAGATGCACCTTTAAGTATGCAGGAGCGATTTATATTGACACCTGCTGGGATTTTACTTTTATGAATTGTACATGGCACTCTTACGGTAGTACATCTTATCCTGCAATCTGGCTCTATAATAATTACAGGGTTGGATTGCAAAATGATGCTATCTCGAATATGCACTTCATTGGCTGTCGATGGGAAACTGGAAATAATATAGCCATTTTACAGACCTCTCATGCAAGCAACCCCACGCAAAACGCAGTCGGGGTTGATCTGGTAGATTGTAAGGTTGATAGCAGTAATTATGCGGTAATGTACGGCGGTTTTTATGGTGCAAGAATTACATCCAGTTCATTCTATAATACAACAAGTGGTCGAAGTATGTTTGTTTTTCTTAGTGCTGGCACTAAGAATACTATCACGGGGAACATCTTTGAAGCCAATGCTGGCGCAGCTATCTATTTTAATTGTTGGGCAGTCACAATAACAGGCAATGTATTTTCTGGAGCACAGACCGGACTTTATATTGATACCGGTACAGGTGCTGCCAATTCAGTAATAAGCAATAATGTTTTTCTTACTGCTCAACAAGGTTCTATAAATATAAAAGGTGGCTATATTCAAATTATGGGAAATGTCTTCAACGGAAGTGTTGCGACTAACGACATAAGACTGGAATCTACTTCGAGTTATAATTTCCTTATCGGCAATAACGGGTATAGTTCAACAGGTGGTTGGTCTATTTATTCAGATGCTGGTTCAAATAATAAGAAGCATTTCAACACTGGAGATGGAGACCTGTAAAATGAACAAAATCAAACAGGGATATAGGAGGGAAGCATGAAGTTAGGAGTACATGAGAGAATAGGGCTTTTACAGTTAATACCGAAAGAAGGGAAGTATTTGTATCTGGTTCAAGTAAAAAAGGCAGTGGAGGTGTTGAACTTTAACGAGGAAGAGAGACAGTTGCTCCATTTTAGGACAGAAGGCGTAGGCGATAAGACAAAGACGATGTGGGAAGATAATCAGGTTGACGAAAAGGAAATTGAGATTCCCGAAGAGGTTGAGGATACTGTTAGAAAAATTCTTATTAATAATGATAGACAGAAAAAGCTTACATTTGAGCTTTTCACTCTTTATGAAAAATTCTGTTTAACTGCTTCTAGTCTCACAGAAGATCAGAACAAACATCTTGCAGCCAATGATGAGGTAATAACCTGATGGGATGGGGTCAGTGGGCATATGGAACGGTTGCATGGGGAGAACCTACTGTTTCAATTCCGGTTAGTGCTCCAGAAGATAGGTGGTGGACTGACGGAAGAGCACAATTCCCGCAATGGCCTTTTGTAGAGGAGGATATGGTGCTCGGATATATTAACAACCCGAATCAGACATATGAGAAAACAATTACCCATACTCCATGTGGACATTGGCATAAAAAGACATGGCCTTATCCAGATTTACCATTGTGGAGAACAGGGCCAGCACCTAAAACAATAATCAGGCATATTTAAGGAGGTCTAAAATGGCATCACAAGTAGCGAACTTCTGGAAGTATTACAAGCTGAATCTTTTGGTAGGTAAGACGTTTAAAATTTACCTTATGGCTCCGGGTTTTCTCTTTAACCGGGCAACCCATAAGCATTATACCGACATCTCAGCAAGTGAACTCACTACGGCTAACGGGTATACCTCTGGTGGTCAATCGCTTGCAGGAATAAGCGTCTCGCAGGACGATACGAACAACCGTGGGATAATCACATGGAGCAATGCTCAATGGACAGCATCAAGTAATGGAATTGCAGCTTCAGGAGCTATTGTCCATGATTCTACGGACGATGTTATTGCAGGATTCATAGATTTTGGGGGAACACAGACGGCTTTGGCGGGTGCTCCGTTCATAGTAGCGAATATCAGCGTGGAAGAGGATTAATTGCAGACTTACCCGGCAGGAACGTTTCTTTTTAATTGTGCCTTACTCTCACAAGGGAAACTGAAAGGCATCGGAATTATCAAGGGTGTTCCTTCTACCTATACTGCCCATAAACAGTCAAGTACCTTTACTCAGGGCTATACCCCACTTGCCGGTATAGGAGTTATTAGGGGTAATGTTCTTGAAGCTACTGTTGCTCATTCCCTGGCTGCTCTTGTCGGAAATGGGAAGATAAGTGGTTATCCGTGGGTACTACATTCAGGATATGAATGGGTATGGAACTCAAAGATAGGAGTTTTAGACTTTACCATAGACAAAAGCAATCAGGCAGGACAGAGACCGATGGAGTTTGGAGGTTTCATATATGCCATTAAGAAACTCGGCAATGAGGTAATAGTCTATGGTCAGAATGGAGTAGGGACGCTTTCTCCTGCTGGTGTCCATTTTGGACGGAAGACGATATACAATGTGGGTCTGATAGCCAAAAATGCTGTATGCGGAACTGAGCAAGTTCATTACTTTATAGACTCAAACGGAATAATGTGGAAGATGTCGGGGCAGGGCCTTGAGATGATTGATTACTCAAATTGGTTCTCTGCCCTTAATAATAGAACAGTTATGACCTATAACGAAAAGAAGAAGACGGTACATATCTGTGATGGCGTGAGGGGGTTTGTCTATAGTGAATCTGGACTAGGCAAGGGTCCGATAAATATAACAGGCATGGGATTACAGTCGGGGATATTCTACGTCTCCGCTCCCGTAGCTATTGTAACAGACCCGCTTCAGGTTGCAACCGACATTATTGATTTTGGTTCAAGGGACACGAAATATATAGATCATCTTGATGTCGGGATGGACGTGGTTCAAGACCTTTATATGGCAGTAGAGTACCGCTTAAATAAGGGGCAGACATTCTTTATGACTCCATGGATTAAGGCTGATTATACTGGGACTGTCCATCTGATTGTATCCGGTATAGAGTTTAGGTTCTGGTTGAAAGTGCTGAATTGGGAGCAAATAAGAATTGATTATATAAATGTATCTGGTAAACAGGTGGGTGCAGTGCAACAGGTAGCGGCATGATATACAAGCTCGATGCAGGAGGAATAGCTCAAAATTGGGGTATTATCAAGTACGCTGCCGTTACAGTTAAGAATATTGTTCCGAAAGAGAATATCTCTCGGTATTGCAGAAATTTGTTGAAGAACCTTTTAACAAGTAAGTATCAATGCTGGTTCATTCTTTCAGAAAAAAAAGAGGTTAAGACTGTATTGATAACTAAGATATACAACGACATCGGAGACGAGATGCACTTAATGATGGATGTGGCCTATGGCTTTACTCCAATGACTGACAGCGACAGGGAAGAGATAAGGAATGCTATACTGCAATTTAGCCGGTCAGTGGGGTGTAATACGATTCTTGCTTATGTAGATAATCAAATGGCTGGTAATGCGTTGGCGAAGGGCGGTATGACCGAGACATTCAGAGTATATTCTATGCAGGTAGGAGGATAAAATGGGAAGCAGTAGTTCACCTGATGGGACAATACATTTCGCTCCCTATATAGAAGATTACCATGAAAGAATGATGTCTAATATGGACAAGGTTCTTGTGGGGAATGAAGGAGAGGGAGCCATTTGGTTCTTTAAGGATGCTCAATATTACCCTCTCGGAAAAGTTTTCTCCTCCCCCTATGCTGCATATACCGTTACTCTTCCCGATGATGCTTATCTGGGGTTTGGGTATACCGTGACCAGCTTCCCCTCGGTCTATGATATGTTTGGGAAGTTTACGGCAGGCCTTGATATTGAAATTCTTCATGGTCAAATACTCCGAGATGATATTTATGATGGCCCCATAAATGACTTTGTAGATGCTGCGGCTACCTATCTTAATGATGAGATAGATAATGTATCTCTTCCGAGAATGGTAGCAGGCATGAGAGACATAAACGCAGTTATGTCTACGGGCTTTCTGGTAGAAAAAACTCTTATAGAAGACAGCAGGTTAAAAGCTCTTGCCAAAACTCGTTCTGAATTGCAGATAAAAGCTATGGAGTTAGGACATCAGAGATGGATAAAGCATCTCGACTGGAATATGAATACCGTGAAGCTTTTTACGGACATTACCGATAAAATGCTTTCGTCTGAGCAAAACTATTTAAAGGTGAAAGAAGCCATTGACGTAGGGAATAAGCTATGGAGCTTTACAGTTCTTGATAAATGGGGTGGGATGCTCGGATTGTTAAATAACGCCTATGCCTCCTCGCAGCACAAAACGGGCGGTTTAATGGAAACGATAGGAAATGTTGCAGGTGGTGTCTCTGCCTTAGCGAAAATAGCCCCATTGATTGCGATGATATAGGAGGATATATGCCGATACCCGATATGCTTGATTCGATTCAGAGTTCATGGGGTGATATATTCAAGAATATTCAGCCTCCCAAAGCTACCGGTGCGTCTGGCGGGATCGGCAATATACAGGCGAATGTTGATATGCCTGGAGGATTTAGACCACCATCCGGTTCATTTGACAGGGCCGCTAACGTAGATTTCCCTGAAATGAAAGCTCCTTCTTATAGGGGGATAGAAGGCAATTCTTCTGTAGCGGGTATAAAACCTATGCAAAATCCTCAGTACCATGGGTTAAATGCTTATCCTACATTTGGAATAAAAGGAGCACCACCTACAGGAGCATTTGTAAAGACATTGGGTGGTATAGCCCATGCCTTAGCACCGAAGTCATGGGGAGGAAGGCTCGGAAAGGAAATGGCAGGGCAGGTAGCAGAAGAGGAAGCTATGGCAACAAGCAGGGAGGATAAGAGGTTAGCCGAACTGTTTAGGCAGGATCGGTTAAGAGAAACACAAAAAAGGGATGAAGACACAGCGAGGCATCGGAGGGTGCTTGAAGGACAGGGCGATTTCAGATTAGGAGCAATGGTAGACGCAAAACAAGCAGAAGCAGACAGGAAGGCTAGAGAAGAGGAGGCTAAACGTGTAGGCGGGGTATCCCTTGAAACGCTCAGGACTGTTCCTTCTGAATCATTAGAGTTACCCACAGAGGGAGGGAGTACGATAAGGAAAGAGCTTGAAGGACAGGTAATGGAATCGGCAGCCTCAAGTCCCGGACTTCAGCATATGTTTAAGGCATATGAAGACAGGCAGTATCCCATAGTCAAAGAAAAGACCCCTCAGCGGATTACAGAGACAGACTGGATTGCTAAGGCAGCGCAAGGTGATCCTGAAGCGAAAAAGGTTGTCGGTGCGATTGAAGCACACAAAAGGGCCACCAAAGACCCTCGTAGGGATAGGTTTGTTACCGCTAGGAACAAAGACGGTGATTTAGTGCTTGTAGACATAGATAACCCCGGTGCGAATCCAAAGGTTATTGAAGGTGTTAAGAAGGATGCTCCCAAGAAAGGCAAGGAAGAGGGGGGATGGAGAAAGAAAAAAGACTTTAGTAAAAAATGGGGAGAGGAAGATAAAAAGATGATACAACAGGAAGATGATGATATTAGAAAAGCGTTAGGACTCAAATAATGCCTAAAGCGTGGAAAGATATAGTTAATTCTCAAGATTATAAGGCGTGGAATCCTGAGAAAAGGGCTAGAGCACAGAATATCTACTTCGATGAGGTAGTGTCTGAGGGATTGTCCGATGAAGACAAGGCACAGGCGAAAGCTCAGTTCTTTAAGGCATATCCACCGCCTAAGCCTCCGGGCATTGTGGATAAGGCTATTGATGTTGTGAAAGATGTTCCTCGTTCTGTCAAAGCCTATGGTTCTCAGACCGTTGCATCTTTAATGGAAGGTGCAGCCGGATTTGGAGAGAAACTTTCGGGAGCATCCGATTATATAGCCGACAGAACAGGGTTATATGATTTAGGTGAGAAAATCGGCATCCCAAGAACAAGCGGATTAACAAAAGAGATGGTAGAGGGCTCGAAGGGTCTGGCAACATCAACAAGAAAAATGGCTGAATCTATTCCCTCAACTCCCATAGAACGTTTCGTTGGTGGTGCTGCCGGAGGTGCTTTGCCGGGGATTACCGAGTTTGTAACCGAGAAGGGCATGCCTCCTCTTGCTTATGTCATGGGTGCGTCAGAAGCAAAGAAAAAGGGCGAATCGGAAGTCCTGGGAGGATTAGGAGAGGCAGGACGCATCGGTTTACTTAGTAAAGCCTTTGGTGCTACTGCTCCACTAAAAAGAGGACTTAGAATGCTAGCACAGGGAGTAGTAATGGCTACCGGATCGCCAGAAGGACCGACACCTGAAGCCTTTGGTACAGGTATGCTCTATGGGATGTTTGGGGGGAAGGGGGAGATAGGGTTAAGGGGTATGGCTAAAAAGCCTTCAGTTCCGTGGGAAGAGTTTGGGGATATACCGAAGGACCCGACTAAACCTTTCAGCAAGGAAGAAATTAAGTCTATCAATGCCATTAAGCCGACAGAAGGCGAAGGGATAGCGTCTAAAATACCACCTGAACAGCCCCCAATTAAGCCTGAGGGGGTAATAGAAGCATTAAAACCACAAACAGAGGGTGTTGACCGCAGGGCTGCTATGCGTCCCTATCTGCCGGACTTCACTGTTGAGCAACTTCAGGAAATGAAGCGGACGAATGAGGAAGGGTGGGCCGACAAACCGACTACCGACCCATACGAAATACGCAAGAGAGACAGGCAGAGGGATGAACTCGATAAGATAATCGTTAAAGCTGGTGGCAGGGCCGAGAAAGAGATCGAAGAGCCGCCGATGCCTGAATTTAAAAAGAAATATCAGAAAAAGGAGGGAGTAACAATTGAGCAAGATAAGAGTGCAACCGAAGCCGAAGCCACAACCGGAGGACGAGGGGCAGGTACAGAGGTTCGGGGAGAAGTAATACAGGTTGATAAAGTGATGTCACCAGAAGAGGGAAAAGCTTTACTTACATCTGAGACAGCTAAAGAACCCGTGAAGAAGGCAACACAAAAGGACATGTTCGGGGCTACACAGGGGGGGTTAGAGGGCAAGATACCCTCAACTGAGACCCCTGAGACACCCCTTGAGGCCGCACAGAGGGAAGCACAGGCCCGTAAGGTACAGGCAGAGGAAGCGAAGGCGCAACAGGCACTACCGACAGAACCATTAACCCCAAAAGCTAAGGCTACCATTCAGGATTCGTTCGACAATGGCCTCACTGTCAGCCTGAAAAACCTGCGGGAATCGGATAAGCGAACAATCACAAAGGGAGAGATACGACAAATATATGAGGTAAAGTCCAGACAAACTACCGCTCCTGAGATGATAGAGAAGCTGAAGGGGGAAGGGTTTAAGATAGGGAAGAGTGTTGAGCTTTATTCTGGTATTCCGGTAGATGAGATAGTGAGGTCTGTCAAGGCATTTAAAGAGAGCATTTTTGACCCCGTTAAGGCTTTTTGGTCAAGACCGCCCAAGGCAAGCGAAGGTAAAAATATCATTGGTAAATATTTGGGAGATGCGCAGCAATATCAGTGGCGATTAAGCAGGTTTGCTAATGCAATACAGAAGGAAATACCAAAGCTCGACCAACAGGCTATGAAGCGTTGGATGCAGGCGGGGGGAGATGAAGCTACCCTCAGACAATGGGCTACTCAAATGAAAGACCCTGAGCTGAAGAAGATTTACGAGAGAGCTTTGAATCTACCCGAACAAGCCAAAGAAATCGCGCGTCAGTTAGAAGTAGGATACGCTGAGGGTGCAGAGGAAATGATTAAGTCTGGTATTCTGGAAGATACTGTTGAGTTCTATGTTAATAAGAATTGGGATAGACCGAACAAGGCTAGTCAGAAACTTCAAGCGTGGGCTAATGCTACGAGTACTGGCAAATTCAGACCAGACCCTAAAGAAGCCAAACACAGGATATGGAAGTCTAATTTCGAGGGAGAACAATTAGGGTATAAAGAGAAGAACGATTCTATAGGGTTTGCTTATGTTAAGTGGATGTCTTCAATGGCAGATGCTAAATCTACCAGAGAAGCCCTTAAATCAATGATGTCAGCTAAAATGCCAGATGGAAGACCAATGGTATATGTAGGCGGTGGGGGAAGTTACGTACCGAAGGAACTGCAAGCCGAAAGAGAAGCTTATTTCATAAAGCCCAATGCAAAACCTGAAGCAGCGTATGATTATAAATCCTTTGATCACCCAGCCTTTAGAAAATGGAAATGGGTGGATAGCGATCCCGAAGGCAAGCCGATTATGGTACAGGGGAATATGCTCATACACCCTGAAGCCTACAAGCAGATTAACGCCATGATCGGGAAGTCAAAGATTAGAACATATACCATTCCTGAAGATGTTCCCATTGTCGGCGGTAAGCAACCTGGACGGATGTTATTAGATGCGGGGGCTTTTGTAAAGGGAACTATTCTTGTCGGTCCCTTCCATCAGGTTCATGTAGGGGAACACGCCTTATTTCATAAGGTCAATGCGTTTAATCCCCCACAGTTAGATTTAAACAAGCCCCTTACTAAAGAGCTTTTGGATCATGGTCTCATGCTGTATAATCATAATGCTCTGATAGATTTCGGGGAAGGTGTAGCAAGCGGAGGGTTACTTGAGAAGATACCCGTTCTAGGCGATGGATTAACGAGGTACAAAGAATATCTTTTTCTGAATTATATTTCACGGTTGAAGTCTGCAATGGCTGAGGAGGCGGTTTCAAGGGCGGAGGGTTATTATAAAAAAGATTTGACAAGTGGTAAGTTAACAAGAGATCAAATGCTTGAGAATGTTGCAAAACAGGCCAATGCCGCCTTCGGAGAACAGAACTATAAATATATGGGACGTAACCCAACATTGCAAGATGCTTTAAGGGTTATTCTTTTAGCTCCTGATTTTCTAGAGGCCAGATTAAGATTTGCAGGGCAGGCACTGAGACCTTACGGAAGAGAGCAACAGATGGCCCTATTAAGGGGAGCTATCGGTATGGCGGTGGGAGCACAGGTGATTAATTATATGTTCGGGGACGATCACAAGTTTAACTGGAAAGAACCGTTTACAATACTTATAGGCGGGGTAAGTTATACTCCCCGGTCAGTTATGGGGGATGTAGCGCATCTATTTCAAGACCCTCGCAGCTTTGCTCTTCACCGTCTTAATCCGCTCACTACCAGAACGATGTATGAAATAGGACTCGGTAGAGATATAAACGGGAGAAAAGTTAATACAGAGGAAGCACTGAAGGACATAGGCAAGTCATGGTTTCCTATCCCAGCACAGGGATTATTCAGAAAGAATTTAGCAGACAGCAAAACGCAATCATTCATAACGGGAGTATTAAATTCAATCGGTATCGGCAGCTATAAGCATAAAACTGAAGCGGAAAGAAAAATTTTCGAGTTCCTTCCTAAAATAGATATGACCGCTGAGCAAAAACTTAAACATACTTCATTGGAGACTGTTCGTGATTCTTACCGGGGAGGAGATGAAGATAAAATAAGTGAAACACTACAGAACGCAGTAGAGGCGAAAACAATCACGGAGAAAGAAGCAGACAGACTATGGAATGAGAGGGGAGCATCACGGCTTTCATTAAGTTTTGACCATATCAATATTCAACAAGCCGTAGAGATATGGAAGCTGGCTACCCCAAAAGAGAAGGAAGCATTATATGAGAAGCTAATCAAGAAGGTTGACAACGCCCATAAGAACAAGTCCGAGAAGCTGACAGATGAATTACTTGATGAGATCAATACGCTTTTAGATAAGTACGAGGAGCCGGGACAGACATCGGAGATTACAATACCGAGTAGGTCAGGTGGGAATGTTATTAGTGAAGATTATCCACCAATAGAGGAGGATAATTCGAGGGCTGAATTAGATATCGATTCTATTCCAGAAAATGCTAAGGTAACTGTAACGGAGCTAACGAGAAAGGGAAATGAATTGAAAGTTACACGTAATGCGAGAGAGGCTTTAGCAGAGAAAAAAGCGGACATTAAGACTTTTCAATCTATGTTAGAATATCTCAAGGCAGGTGTTTAATGAAGGTTCTTACTGAAAAAGAATTAAAGACAATGCTTAAAAACAAAGAGATTACATATGCCCAGTTTATTGAAGAAATGAAGCCTGAAGCTCAAGAACCGCCTGATTCTGAACACAAACATTTAGATGCTCTTAGGGCCATTAAGGAAGTGCTCATTCGGACAGAAGGAAATAGAGAGAAAAGAGATACCCATTTGCTCGTTATACTTAATAATTACCGTGATGATATTCTGCATGTGTTGAAGATGATAGTTGATAGGCTCGAAAAAGAAATACCAATAAAACTAGAGCTACCACAAAAGGAGTTAGAACCCCTGAAAAAATGGCGGTTTACACCGTCCAGGGACGATAATGGGAGAATCGAACACATAGATGCTGAAGAAATTTAAAATGGAGGTATATACCCGGTGAGACTTTTTCTTATCATTATAACTATGGTCGCTATCTTCTACGCGTCTCAATTTGCCATATCACTTTACTGTGACCTCTCAGGCATTGACCTGAAGACGGCCTTGTGGGTGGGGGAAGGAAATGAAAGGAGAAGCATATGAAATACGAAATCGAAGTTTACGACAATCTTAATCAGACGCTTTTGGATGTTTCCACAGAGGCGGGGGTAACACCGGAACAGTATATAGCCGACGTGATGAATCCTCAGTTGAAGGCGATCTGTCTTAATAGGACAATCAGCAAACTCTTGTCATTCGATGTTGTTGACATGAAGCCCATTGTTGACGCTGTAGACACGGCTCACCTTGCGATAGAGGCTGGGAAACTCGCAATGCTGCCTCCAGTTGAACCTCCGATAAGTAAGGGAATATTGTAATGGTATTTGATCTTCAATGGTTCGATAGACATCAGAGGAAACTCCTCTGGTTGTGCAATGCCTCTGTTATCAAGCATTGGTTTAGGTGGGTGCTGAGGATTCATAACGATGTTAAATCGTGGGAGCGCATATGTCAGATACAGCCGAACAACCATAAAGTTTTCAGAGGTATCATCGGTGATAGGGCATATCTAAAAGCCGATTTCAGAACACACGATAAATTTTCCAAACGTCTTTATTATACTTTTAGGCCCATGTGGTGGGTAATGCACTATTGGGATTTATTTATAGCAGATAGGTGGCAACCTAAGTGGAGTTTTGGATTTACGACTCTAACGACTTATCCTGATGCTGATCCGGAAACAACAACGTGTGATGGTTATGTACAGGGAGGGAATAGCGGATGGGATAATACTTGGGCATCTTTGCACGATGCGTCAAGTGGCTCAACAGCGGTTACCACAGCCTCATATATGCAGTCCCGAATTGAATCCGGACCTTCTACATCTAAATGGGCTGACTTATGGAGAATATTTCTTCTGTTTAACACGGCTTCAATTGACGATACTGCGACAATAAGTGCTGCAACGTGTAGCCTATATGGAAATGATAAAAATGACCAGTTAGCAGCAACTCCAGCCATTGCTCTTGTATCTTCTGCCCCTGCATCAAATACAAACCTTGTTATTGGTGATTATAACAAATTAGGTGCATCTGATTATGCAACAAGGATAACTTATGCAAACTGGAGTGATGGTGGGTATAATGGTCTTGTAATGAATGCTGCTGGCCTTGCCGCTATATCACTAACAGGAATTACTAAATTAGGAGCACGTTTATCATATGATATCGACAATATAGCACCTACTTGGTCAGCGAATAAGGTCAGTAATTTAGTAATGTATGGAGCCGAGAGAACCGGCACAACTCAAGACCCCAAATTGGTGGTGACGTATACGATTTCATCAGGAATTGTAGCAGCGGCAATGCACCATCTTAAAATGATGAGAGAATAAGAAATGGCACAAGACCTAAGACAGAGTACAGCAGGCCAGACGGTCATGTTTGGTCCGTTTGTGGATAAAACTGACGGCGTAACTTTAAAGACCGATGCGACAACGATAACAGATATAGACCACGCGACAACTGGAATATTTCTAAGTAAGAATGGGGCTGCGTCTGCTATAAGACATCAGAGCGTTACAGCAAGCGTGGCTGATTCCTATGGTCAAATGCAGGTTACACTAGATGCAACCGATACAGGGACAGCAGGAAGGCTGGATATGATATTTGCAAAAGCTGCAACTTATCTGCCTGTTCAAAAGACCTTCAATGTTCTTCCACAGGCTGAGTATGACATCAAGTATGCCGCAGGGGTTAGGCCAGTAAATCTTACTCAAATACTCGGAGCAGCAATCACCGGAACGGCGGCTAATATAGTAGCTGCATTCACAAAGTTCTTTGATAAGACTTCACCCACAGGGACAATCAATAGTTTGCCTGATGCGGTTGCAGGTCAAGCGAATGGTATAGCTATCGTTGGCTCTGTCATGGGGAAAAGCCCCGCCACTCTTGCGGCTGCCGATGTATCAGGAAATCTGCCGGCACAGGTTAAGGCACAAGACAACATTGACTTTGGGGTATTGCAGAAGTTAAGCCTTAATGCTGCCACTCCTGCGAGCATTCAATCTTATGGAACGCTCGTTGCTGACATAGTTGCTGCGGTATGGGGTGCTCTGACTTCTGGAATGATTACGTTGAATTCTATCGGGAAGAAGTTGGCAGATTGGGTTGTCGGTACGCTGACCAGCGACTATGACGCGGCAAAGAATGCAGCTTCCCAGACCTCGGTGAACGCCATAACCACGAACACGGCGAGAGGGCGTTCCTCTGTCCCTGACCAGATATTCAGAGAAGCAGCGGGAACACAGTCCTATGAGTTTGATTTGCTTATATACTCTCTAAAGGGGGTATTGGAAGCTCCTGACGCAGCGCCCACGATCCACGCAAGGAATGGTGCTGGCAGCAGTCTTGATGCAATGCTGTCTTCCACGACCATGACGCTGATCTCGACCGGGAAGTATAAGGTGACGTTCAACGTGGCTCCTACAGATATATTGCAAGAAGTTCTTCTTGACTTCTCATGGGCTGTTGGCGGCGAGGCATTTGCGGTTACGGACTATGTGTATGTGGTTGACCTGTATGCTGTTGACTTTACGTCTGATGATAGAACGAAGCTCACCGACATACACGACAAGCTTCCGTCCGGGACAATAGCGAAGCCTGGAGATTCAATGGTCGCCTCGAATATGCGAGGAACTGATGACGCAGCATTGGCAAGCGTCTGCACTGAGACAAGACTAGCCGAACTCGATGCGGCAAACTTGCCAACGGATATTGCAGCGATACCGACAACCAAAACCGAATATTCACTTTCCACGGCTGGCATAACAGCGATATGGGCTAGTGTAATTGAGGGAACAGTTACAGTTAACAAGGCGCTTAAATATATACTTGCAGTGCTTGTAGGGAAAGCTTCGGGTGGAGGTACAACTACTATTACCTTTAAAGATACCACGGATACAACAAGTAGGGTGGTGGCTACAGTTGACCCAGACGGGAATAGAACAAACGTGACATTGGATGGAAGCTAGAAATGTCATATGTAGGGTTGCCCTATTCTCCGAAGAACTATTATCCGGAGAGATACTTCCCAATGGGGGGGATTATAGTTTTACCTTCTTCTATACGTCCGAGCGGTGGATGGAAAAGGAAAAGGCAGGAAGAAATAATTAGAAGAGAGGACGATGAGGTTATGGAATTAATAATGAGAGTATTTACAGGTGGGTCATGGCTACATTAGCAGATTGTTTTAAATTACATGGCATTGAAGAAAAAAGTCCTGAAGCTGGGTTTATCAGGAAAGAAGTGGCACGATACAAAAAAGATGGATTTTCTACTCAAGAAGCTTATGTCGGAGTATTGACAGACCTGTTAAATCGTGCAGAAACTGAACATGGCAATATATTAAAACAACTAGGAGGGGATACCAATACCTTAACTGAACTTAAATCTCCAAAGTTATCCCGAAAGGAAAAGCGTAAACAGTTAATGGAGAAATCGGATGAAAGTTGAGGAAAACTATGCTCCTTTATAGAATATGGGATGTAGAAGGCAAAACAAGGAATGATGGCCTCGGCGACTATCGAGAACATTTTGACGGAGTATGGGATATTTGCGCCACAAGATTATCGAACCCTCGATTTACTGATCTTATCCTCATTCATGAGTTTATAGAGACTATTTTGATAAGGGCTGCCGGCATACCTGAACCAGACATAGACGCCTTTGATGCTCAATTCGAGGAATTAAGGGGGCAGGGCTTTATTGATAACGATGCAGAACCAGGGGACGATCAGAATGCTCCGTATTATCAGGCTCATCAAATAGCAACAAGGATAGAAAAAATAGCGTGTGAAGCTTTGGGATTATCATGGACGGATTACGAGAAGGAGTGTGAGAATGTTTGATTTAAACAAGCGTAAGGTTCTGATATATGACTACGGGACCTTTACTTTTCTGGCTGAAAGATTAGCAGAGGACTTTGGAGAAGTGATTTACTTCACTCCATGGAAATCCGCACTACCCCGTGCTGAGAAGGCAGTTATAGGAGAAGGGCTGGAAGGAATCACTAACTGCCGTGAGTTCTATGAAGCATTAAAAGAACTTGACCCCAAAAGAGATATAGTGGCTTTCTTTCACGTTGGAGAGGGAGATTTACAGGAGAATCTTAGAAAGCAGGGATATACGGTGTTCGGCATGGGAGGGGCAGAAGTGCTAGAAATGAACCGCTATCAATTTAAGCAGGAACTTAAAAAAATGGGGCTGCCGATTATTCCCTATGAGCACATTAAAGGAATAGACGATCTTGATGAATATCTTAGGGGTGTAGAGAACAAGCACGTTAAAATAAGCTCGTTCCGCTGGCTTACTGAGACGTGGAAGCATATTAATTATGCACATTCAAAGGCTCGATTAAGAAAACTAGCCTATAACGCCGGAGCCTTCCAGTCAAAAATAGAGTTTGTGGTGGAAGATCATATCGAAGGAGAAGAAGGCGGGACTGATAACTTCATATCGGATGGTGAATACTTTGATAAATGTCTGTTTGGGTTTGAGTTAAAGGATGCCGGATATGTATGCAAGGTATCGGAACTAAGCGATGTCCCTAAGCCATTTCTGGATGTTCTCTTAAAAGCGCAGCCTTTCTTTAAAGAAAAGAAATCCAGGGGTATGTTCTCAACCGAAGTCAGAATTACTAAGGATATGACCCCCTACTGGAATGATGCCACAATCAGGGGCGGCTTGCCTCCGAGTGAAATAATCTGCGAGCAATGGAAGAACTTCAGTGAAGCGGTATGGGCTACTGCAAATGGAGAAACCATTAAGCTAGAGCCTGTAGCTAAGTATGCCGCACAAGTGATTTTATGTTCCTCATGGGCTAAAACAGAGGCAACGGTTATTGAGTTTCCAAAGAAAATAGCAAAATCCATTAAATTATATAATGCCTGCAAGATGGACGGATATTTTAAATATATTCCACAAGATAACTCTGACGTAATAGCTTCTGCTATCGGACTATCAGATGATCTTGAAGAAGCAGAAGTTATTGCTCTGAAGGCAGCAGGGCAGGTTAAAGCCGATTCCCTGGATTATGATGGTGACTGTTTTGATATGCTGGATGAAAAGTTGGAAAAAGCTAAGAAGTTAGGGATTAAATTCTAACAATAAAAAGGAGGGCTTATGAATTGTTCAAGCCAAGGGGAGTCACAATATTAATCAATATGAACGGGTTGACTTTATCTCAATTAACAGATGTCGTCTTTTGGAAAGACGTGATAATGAGCCTTACGCGGTTCGCAGGTCTTACCCCGCATACTGAAACCTTTGTCTTTAAGAGATTTAAGGACGCTGCTAATGAGGTATGCGGGATTACCTTCTCTACCATTCTATCAGAAAGCCACATCCAGGGACATACATGGGGGGAAAGTAATTATCTGCGACTCGAACTGTCTTCATGTAAATATGTCAGTCCCGATTCCATAAGGGAATGGCTTGAGAGTAAATTCCCCGATACTTACGTGGACTGTATGGCGGTAGCATGGTAAAAGATACCTGTGAGAACTGCACGAAGATGAAAAGAATGGGGATTATTTTTATCTGCATGGAGAAATCAAAGCCTGAACATCATATCTATGAGGAAGTTAAGCCAGAGTATAAATGCTGTAAGAGTATTGAATTTAAACATAGCGGTACGTTTTTTAAAAGCGAGAGGTTGTATTAATGAAAGTAATAATAATTTCGATAGCCCTCATCTTTGCTCTTTATGCATTTCTATGGGTGTTCTCTTGTGCGGATAGTAAGTATTTTGGCTGGACTAAAACGTATCATACAAAATCTAACGAATGAAAAGGACGGTAACATGAAATGATTGAGAACGCAGGGTATGGGGCAGGAGGTGGTATAGTAGGAGCTATAGCAATGTGGCTGGGTTTTAAGCAGAGATTAGATAGGGTTGACAAAGACATCCAATTTATTAGAGAGGGAGTTGTTTGGAAAGATACGTGTGATGCTCTCCATGAGGCTACGTTACAACGGTTAGATTCTATTGATAAAAACCTTAGAACTCTTCTAGAAAGAAGGATTGAACCCCGGCAATGAAATCCTTCGGCTGTTTTCAGGCTCAGATGATGGTTAGCGGTAAGAGGTGTATCTTCAATAAAGCCCAACATTGTTATCCGGTATCTACAGACGAAAAATGCATCCAATGCCAAAAAGAATGGGAAGCCAATAAAAAGGCTTGCCAAAACCTTACTATTTAGGTATAACTATCTAAGGGAAGGGGAGAATGAAAGAAAATTTCGATAAATGCCTCGCCTTTGTTCTGGAACGAGAGGGCAATTATTCCTTCGATAAGTCCGATCCTGGCGGTGAAACTCATTTCGGCATTAGCAAAAAGTCGTTTCCACAATTAGATATTAAAAATCTCACTCTTCAACAAGCCTCTGACATTTACAAAATAAGCTATTGGGACGCTATTCATTGTGACGATCTGAAATGGCCTCTTGATGCCTGTGCGTTTGACTGTTGTGTTAATCAAGGCTGGGGAGTGGCAAGCTCATTCCTAAGCGAGACGGACGATTGGCAGGAGTTTCTATTTCTCAGGATAAAGCGGTATGTGGAATTAGGCCGTAAATATCCTCAGTTTCTAAGGGGATGGCTAATGAGGGTAGTTAAACTGTATGAGTTTGTAAGACTCACATGAACCTATCTCTTATCTTTAAAATCATAAAGCAACTCACCACAAAGGATGCTCCTGAAGACAGTAAGCGTCCATGGGTGTTCCGGCGCAGGTTTATCGGGGCGGCAGTCCTTGTCGGAACAGGCTTCCTCGGTGCTCATTACGGAATAATCCTTGACGGTAGTGCCACAGACATCATAACCAATAACTTGCAGGTCATTATTGCCACAGTGAGTGCCTTTTTAACGACTCCATGGGACCTTAGCCATATAGGAGATAAGCTTTCCAACCTTGAAGCCCTCCTGACGGCTCTCGGCTTGATTTTAGGGGCATTTAAGCAAGCCCAGGGGTGGGTAGACAGACAAAAGACTATTCCCGTAACAGTTTCTCCTCCGGGGCAGGTTGTTTCCCCCTCAGTTGTGCAGCCTGCCCCCTTCCCCGATAAGGTTGAAGACTCAGGGAAGATTGAGGATACAAAATTGAGTGATAGCAGAGGGTAGCAAAGTGAAAAAGACCCTGATCTTATTATTCATAGCCCCCTGTCTCTTGGCAATGTTTGGCTGCGGAGAGGTGCGTGAGAAAATTCCCATCTCTCCACCCGACAGTTTGCCAACAGGATACGAGAAATGGTCTGTGTTCTATGCGAATGATTGGGCAAAGTATCAGATTACAATGGAGCAGAAACTTGACCCTGACTTCTGGAAACAGAACATCGAGGAGTACGTTCCGCCTGTCTGGTTCGTGAATGAGACATTGGGAATAACCATTCTTGATTCATCCCCATATGACCTAGACATAATCTATGCGTTACAGGCTGGAGACTTTGCACTGGCAAATAAGTTCCGTAAGCAATATCTCCTAGAGTCGGGGCTGACAGAGGAGCAGTTTCAGGAGGTCTCTGACAAATGGCTGAAGCGGAATAATTTCCATAATCTCAGCTATTTCTGTCTTGGTGTAGCCGACAAGAATACCCGCACTTTCATGTCGAATCCGAATCCGGCTGACCCGACTTCGCCATTCTCCGCAGAGGGAGATAATCTTATCGTTGTGGAGGTACTTGAGGACGGCGTAGAGGGTATTATGGAACTGAGCGACATTGACATTGCCCGGATAGGACTTTACCAGAAGGGTTTAGGCAGTGAAAAGTTTGTTCGCGGCATCGTGGAAAGAGCACAGAAGGCGAAATTCTTCCTCGGTGCAACACGGAGAGAGGAAGATTGGGAGTCCTACAGCGGCTATAAGCCTAATGGCATATTTGGCATAGCATCAAGGAGCAGACAACCATTATGAGCGCACAAGTTCAAATAGTTAAATTTTTAGAGTACATGAAAATTCCTATAGCGGGGCATGTCCACGAGGGCTGTAACTTAGGGAATTGTGCTTATCTGCAAATAGACTTTAGTACCCCCGAAGGTCTAAATGCATTGGGCAACGCCCTTGAAATGTTTATACGCTCTCAAAAGGAGGAAGGGAAACGATTGGCTGAAGAATCCAAGTTCTTCGCAAGACGGTTGTTTGAAGTAGTAGAGGAAAAGGAGGTGACAAATGACAGCTTCTCAGATTAATGTCGTAACAAACGTTATCGCTGGACTTATGGCGATTCTCGAACCCGTGAGAGTGTATCTCACAAGTCAGCCGTTTAACTGGACAACCTTTGGCATATGCTTAGGTGGCGCAGTTATTGGATGGTTTACAGGCAAGAGTACACTGGCGGCAGTAAAATAATGAGTGACCGCCCCCCAGATCACATGGATGAAAGGCTTGAGAACTTAGGCAAGCAGGAGAAGAGACTTTTCATATCAATACCCATCACTAAGATATATTTGTGGTGGAAAAAGAGAAAGGAGAAAAAATATGAGAATGACGTTGGGGAAAATAGTGAAGACCCTCGCATTAAGCGTTTTCATTATAAGTCTAAGTAGTTGCGCCACATGGAAGGGAAACGCTACGACAGCCTATCAGGGAATAGGTCTAAGTGGTGCAGAGATATGCAGTCAGGCTAAGGGGTTATGTGAGAATAACACCTTAAAGGAAACTGACTGTATCAAGATTAAGATTCTCTGTAACAAAGCAAGGGAATCTTATATTGTAGCTGGCAACGCTCTTTCGGCTGCAATCGAAACGGACAGCGCAATCACCAAAAACCAGAATATGACTGCTTACACGGCTGCGCTTAATGAACTGACGGCCTTAATCCCTGAGATAGTAAAGCTTGCGGCCAGTCTCGGTATAACAGGAGGTGTAAAATGAAGATAAGCGAAGTAAGCGTAGACGATATAGCAAAACTTTCAGGCATAGCAATAGGGCTTTTTACGCTTGGCACCAAGCTGGTTGCTCTCATTAATGAAAGCCAGTCTATTAATCAGGAAGACAAAGATGCACTCAAAGCTTCCATTAAAAATGCACAGGCTCAATGGCCTGAATGGGAATCAGGAGGCGAACAAAGCGGATGCCCTATTTCCTTACCCGCCGTACTCTATCCCCCAATTTAAAGGTGTCATCATCCGAAACGCGATAGTCATATCAGACATTCATGCTGGCTGCAAATTAGGCTTGTGTCCTCCGAGTGTCAAGCTTGATGAGGCAGGTTCATATACACACTCCCCTCTTCAGGCTAAGGTATGGGAGATGTGGCTGGAGTTTTGGGATGAATGGGTCCCCATGGTGACAAGGGGAGAAGACTACGCTGTTATCCTTAATGGAGATGCCATTGAGGGGGCACACCATAACGCAAGTACGCCGATAACCAATAATCTCAAAGACCAGAGAGCCATAGCCTTTGAAATCCTTTCTCCGATAGTAAATAACCCTCGATGTAGGGAATATTATCATATCCGTGGCACGGAAACGCATGTCGGCATCTCAGGAGAGCATGAAGAAGCACTTGCGGAACAACTCAGAGCGATACCGAACGAGTTTGGGAATCATGCACGTTGGGAAATGTGGTACAGATTACATGGGTGTCTCATACATTTTACTCATCATGTAGGCTCTACATCTTCCGCTGCTTACGAGAGCACCGCTGTCTTTAAGGAATTAGTTGAAGCATACAACGAATCTGGCAGGTGGAACAACGAACCTCCGGTAGCAGTGGTGAGATCGCATAGACATAGGGGTATGCACATCGTTATTCCCACGGATTCTGGTTATGGGATGAGCATTGTTACCCCAGGATGGCAATTGAAAACTCCTCATGTTTATAGGATGGGCTTAGGCAGAAGCTCTACCCCTCAAATCGGCGGTTATCTGTTACGGCATGGGGACGAAGATCACTTATATCCAAGGTTTAGAATCTGGAAGATTCAAAGACCTGCGGAGGTTGGAAATGGGCGAGACGAAGATAACGTTTGAAGAGGTAATGTCCGAACTGGACAAGTACCGTGGCTCGCAGCAGATGAAGAACCACTTTACGGATGAGCAAATAGCTTTTATCCGTAAATGCAGAGATCATGCCGTTCCTGTAGCTTATAGTAAAATGTGCGAATTATGGGAAAAACTCGGATGGGGACCGATAACAAGGGCAACCATGATTTACCGATGCGGAACTATCATAAAACATGGTGACACTACCATAAAGGATGGTAAGTGAAGCCCCCTATCTATCTCGCCTGTCCGTACTCTCATCCTGATAAGGAAGTGAGAGAGCAGAGATTTAGAGCGGCGAACAGAGCAGCAGGCAATCTCATGCAGGAAGGTCTTCACGTTTATTCCCCAATTTCTCATACGCACCCAATAGCCGTAGAATGCGAACTTCCGAAGGGATGGGATTATTGGGAAGCATTTGACCGGATATATATTTCTTTTTGCTATAAGATAGTTGTCTTAAAAATTGAAGGATGGGAACAGAGCAAAGGAGTAAGGGCTGAAATGGCGATAGCCAAAGAGATGAACATCCCGATTGAGTTTATGGAGGAAGTATGAAGGAGGCATGGAGAAAGTTTAAATGTTTCCTATTTCATCCTGAGTGGTGGCAACGTCACGGAAGCGAAAAGATATATTGCTTTAGATGTGGGCGGTGGCTTGTATGAAACCCACTCCATCAGATGTCGAGGGCGTGATACGGGAGTGCTATGAGAAGTTCATAGACGGGGAACGGGAACATGGTACGCTCGACCTGGACGCTGATAGGAGGAACTGGATTGACGAGACCATTGAGGAGCTTGAGGACTCGGTTAATTATCTTGTCTTCCAGATATTAAAGCTGAAGAGGCTACGGGATGTCTAATACATTTCATGCGCCGAAAGTAGGCTAAAGAGATGACAAACGGCACTCGAAATATAGCGGATAAACATACCTGCGGCAACTGTGGACGGACACGTATTATGTCCGGTATTATTAAATGCCGTTTAAAAAGCAGAAAGATTGATCCTGATACTTATGCTCCCATTTTTAGGGATGCTCCGGCGTGCAGACAGTGGCGAAGGCAAGAAGCTTGTATTCAGGATTGAGTACGATTGTATTTAAATGTAGACGACCTCACCGCCTCAACCTCCCCACTAGGGGCTAAGTTCTCCATGCTTAGCCCTGCTTTTTAATGCTACAAAAATGTAGTAGTTGCGACAAAATGAGTGCTTGACATCCTTTCTTATTTCCTGTAATTTAATAGGTGAGATGCTAGGAAAAAAGATAAACCCGTTAAAACCTCCAATGAACTCCCCTCTGGGTGCGCCTTCTGTGGTCAGTGAGTCAACATCTGATTCTTGGCATCTCAACGCAGATGTGCGCACCCTCTCACCGATAAATATGGCGCTGAAATACATCATCATCATCCGACGTGAGTTCCGGGACTACTCGGCTTATTTTCATACGCTGCCCGTGAGCGCACAGGATGCCATTGGTATTCTGGCAACAAGAGGGAAGAAAGAACAACTCATATCAGTTTTAATAACCCAAAACTAAGGGAGGGAGTATGTATGAACTTGTTTCATGGATTGAGTATATGGACAATATCTTGTTTCTAACGAGCAAGGAACTTACGACAAAGGAGGGCCGGGAACTGAAAAAATATCTCGGTGAGCAGTTCGAGAACGACATCAAGGGGCATGGGGCCATTAGAAAATACTACGGCCTTAAAAGCAATAAAGGAAACGATAGGGAATGCAACGATTTCTCTTCGACAAAAAAATTCCCGCCCGAAATTGTGAAGGCTATCAAGGAGGGATTATTCGAGGGCATTGGCATTGCTGTAAACATTCTTACCCCTAAAGCGTTAGCTGAGTACAAGAAGGTGGAAGGGCAGGCGTTAGCCGAGTACAAGAAGGTGCGAGGGCAGGCGTGGACTGAGTACAAAAAAGTGGAAGGGCAGACGTTAGCTGACTACAAGAAGGTGCAAGGGCAGGCGTTAGCTGAGTACGAGAAGGTGCAAGGGCAGGCGTTTTGGAGCCTCGTGAAAATAGCAGGGAATAGAAGAGAAGAATGGAAGTAACTCATATCTCCTCAGTTCCGTTTCACACGGGTCGGAACAACCTTCCTGTTGGCAATCTCACCCGTAAAAAAGAATCTTGCAAGGGTAGGGCAACATGATTGATAAGATCCCGCTCCCCATGTCCGTCATTCAGGCCGAGGGCCAGGAGGAATCAATCGCATTATCAAATGTGCTATTTGAACGAAAACGACAGGACGAAAAGTGGGGAGAGCAGAATCATCATCCGTATGTCTGGCTTGCCATTTTAAGCGCATGAATCGTAAACCTGAATGGGCAAAAGAATTCAATATGACATATAAATGCCTAGCAACAAGGATAGAGAGAGGATGGTCAATTGAACGGGCATTAACACGATCGGTTCAGCAGAAAGGAAAACGCAGTGGGACAGTTATTTCCACTTGATAGGTCCGAGGATGCCGCTTGGGGCAAAGCGGAGGAATATAGTTGTGATTTATGCTCGTGCATTATGGGAGCCTGGGAGTATTTCACAGGCAATGGAACCTGTGTGATATGTCGGAGGGAGGATTATGAAACATAAAAGAATCAAAACAAGGATTGCATGGCCTGCTAATACTCATATTGATCTCGGAGGATGGCTCGCAAAAAGGAGGCGTGATGAAGACAACCTTTAAAATGATTCTCATCCTCATCTTACTTACCGCCCTTTATGGCTGGTGGGTAGAGTTGAACAGGCCGGAACATATCGTAACCGAGGACGCAGAGCATATCATCATTAGACATCAACCTCATTACTCCTATGCGCCCGTTGTGGTGGCAGGGGCAGGGGATCAGGGCATGAGGAAGGTGGGGGAGTGACGCTGGAACTTTTCGCTGCGATAATCCTTGCGGTTCTTATCGCCCTATGCAGCAGGGGGCTCTAGTGGAGAAGTGTACTCTTATAGTCCCGTCCAACGCATGGGGTTCAAGAACTGTGAAGGGTGTGAGGGAAAGAAATGAAATATAGGGACTTTATACAGTCAAAACAGATTGTTGATAACCCCTGCGGTATATCTGTGAATGGTGATCTTAACCCGATGCTCTTTGGATTCCAGCACGATATTGTCAGGTGGGCGGTTAAGCGTGGACGCGCTGCAATATGGGCGGATTGTGGCCTAGGCAAAACTCCAATGCAGTTAGAGTGGGCGCGTCATATCCCCGGTGATGTCCTTATCCTTGCCCCCCTTGCGGTATCTCAACAAACAATCAGAGAGGGGGACAAATTCGGTATTGAGGTAAATTACTCTCGCCATCAGGAACAAGTGCAGTCCGGCATAACTATCACCAATTATGAAATGCTCCACAACTTTGATGCACAAGCAACTCTGTAAAGATTCTGCTATCTGCCGTTCTGGATTGCCTGATTATCTTATCACTATGAGAAAGCCAGGGGAGAACATGGAACCTATATCTCACCCCAATGGTCTTGAGGAGTTTCATGGAGACAACTCACCCACTAAAGGAGTGCTCTCACACGAACGGTGGAGGCGGTATGCCTCACCCGTATGGATGGATATTAATCAGACTGACACACTCCAATATTCATCGGCAAGAGAAGAAAAGGACGAAAGGCACATATGTCCGTTGCAACTCGATACCATCCGGCGTGGGTTGCACCTTTGGACAAATCCCGGCGATCTTGTCCTCTCACCTTTCGCAGGTATCGGATCAGAAGGCTATGTTGCCTTAGAAATGGGGAGGCAATTCATCGGTATGGAGTTGAAGGAATCCTACTTCAAGCAGGCCGTAAACAATCTGAGGAACATTAAGAAACAGGGAATACTCATATGACGCACGGCGACATCACAGCCTTGTATGAAATCAAGAGGGTAATCCGTCTGACGGTAACACGGCCTTTGAGCCTGTTATTCTTACCAACGAGGAGATAACACTTTGATTTTTAAGGCATTACAGAAAGCTCCAGAGTCTGCCGTCCTGCCATTGGACGACTCCCCAAAATTCAATGATTTTCGCTGCTTGAAGCAGTTCCCATTATACCCCAAACTCTCAAAAACTGTCAAAATTCACCAAAAACCTTACCAAAAACCTTACCAAATTTTCGTGGGTGGTGATGACGGGGTCGGGTCGTAACGGACAGCCGAGGATCAGGGACGAGGTGATGAAGATAAGGGAGTTGTGGCGTCGGCACGAGGGCGGAGAGATCAGCAGAGAGGAAATGGAGGAGGAACTGAGGAAGCTGAGACGTCCGCCGTTGTTTTCTAAATTTGAAGACGAGGAAAGGAGGTGATGAGAATGCATTACAAGGACGGGACCGTAGCGCAGATCGGTGATTTAGCGAAGGGCACAACTTACAATCGCCAGGGCGAACGTGTTGGCACTATCGTCTCGATAACGCCGGGGTCAGATTTGTGCAATTGCAAGCTGGCGAACATTATCGAGGTTAAGCCCGAAGAGGCTTGTGAGCACGAACACTTATTTATGATTGTTCAACCCGATGGGAGCCGACGACTCTTCAAGGTGGACGTCGATTACACGGAAGTGAAGGCGCTGGAAAAGGTCGCCTGAGGAGGAAGAATGCCGTTAACGATTTTGATAAACAATATGCCTTACGAGGTCCCGAAGCCCGCGATGACCGGCGAGGAGATCAAAGAGCTTGCCGGTGGGCCGATGGATTACTGGCTGGTGCTTAGGAAAGGTTCCCCTGATCCCGTAGCCGGCGAAGATAATGTACGCATTGAGGATGAAGAAGCCGTGGACATGCAGTCCGGAATGCAGTTCAGGATTATTAATGCCGCGACTTTCGGGGCATTGCAGGCAGCCTGAAGGCTGGGCCGGGGATGGCACGGGAGGATGGACAGGGAGAAAACTTCTCCCGGCGTAATAAGGTCCTTGTCTAACCCGGCCCTTTTCAAAAGGAGGGGCAGTGAAGGAGGTTCTGGAACTTGAACCATTTTAGGAGGAATAAATCATGAAATCCTATAACTTCATCATCCTGGGCAATCCTCTTGCACAGGGGCGCCCTCGGTTCTTTGTCCGTCAGGGAAAGAGCGGTGGTAAGTTTGTCGGTGCCTACGATCCGGCGACATCGAAGAGTTGGAAGGAAACAATCAAGTGGCAGGTAATAGAACAGAAACCGGAAATAATCAGCGGTCCTGTCGCCATGACTCTCCATTTCATGCTTCCGAGACCGAAAGGGCATTTTAGAACAGGAAAAAACGATAAGGTATTGAAACCCTCAGCACCGAAATATCACATCGTTAAGCCCGATATTGATAATCTCGAAAAAGCCGTGAAAGATGCACTAAGGAGCATTTGTTATAGAGATGACTGTCAGATAATTTCTACAACCGTCACGAAAGAATACGGCAATCACACAACGGGCGTGAACATCGAACTCACGGAGGTTATTAGTGGCACTTAATCTTCAGTCCGGCAATATGTACGATTTCATCACGCACACATGGAATCCCATTAAGGGGAAATGCTCACATACCTGTTCTTATTGCTACATGCACCAAGAGAGATTGAAAGCACTCCGCCTTGACGAGAAGGACTTACAGACCGATCTCGGAGAAAGCAATGTTATTTTCGTCGGCTCCTCGACGGATATGTGGGCGAAAGATGTACCGGAGGAGTGGATTCGGGCGGTCATCGAGAGATGTGACCCCGCCGATAATAGATTTCTTTTTCAGTCTAAGAATCCCCGGCGGTTACTTTCTATGCCGAACAATGCCAATTTTATCTTCGGCACAACGATCGAGACGAATAGAGATTATAAAATTTCTCAGGCTCCGATAGCATTGCTTAGGGCTGGAACAATGAAAGCCCTGCGGGAAAGCGGTTCAGAAGTCATGGTCACTATCGAACCCATCATGGACTTTGACCTCGTTGCATTTTCAATGCTTATAGAGGACATTAGACCCTCATGGGTGAACATCGGGGCCGATAGTAAGGGTCACAAGCTCCCTGAACCCTCATGGGAGAAAGTGCAGAATTTGATAAAGATTTTGAAGACGTTCACGGGAGTAAGAGAGAAGAAGAACATCGGAAGGCTGAAGCGGGGAGTTATTAACCATCAAACGGAGGGAGTATGAATATTAGGCATGGAGATTTAGTACTTATCGGAATTGAGAAATTGCCAGAAGGACTCACGGCTACGGAAGCAACGGTAATTATGAAGGGTAGCGGAGGGAATGACCACACAGTTGTGAAGGGTGTGATCTATCCGAATGCTGATAGGCAATTTATTGTCGGCTATTTGGAAGCGAAAAGAGGTTGCAGACTTCTTCATCCCGAACATGGGAAAAACAGAAAGATAAGTGGCGATTTGCGCATAGTTCGCATCCCCCAAGGATTCTATGAGTTGCGCAGGCAGTCAGAAGATACCCACAATGGCATGGTGAAGGTGGTGGACTGAGATGAACAAGATTGAAAAGAAAGACACCAACAGGATTTATCAGGGCAATATCACTATCAGGAATGCCGAGGTGTGGCATGCGTTTATAAAAAAATACGATGCAATTACGGGCTACATCGACATGCGGGGCTGCACAGGACTCACCTCTATCACATTCCCAGATAAGGTGATGGGCTCCATCGACATGCAGGGCTGCACAGGACTCACCTCTGTCACATTCCCGGATAAGGTGATGGGCTCCATCGACATGCAGGGCTGCACAGGACTCACCTCTATCACATTCCCAGATAAGGTGACGGGCTCCATCTACATGCATGGCTGCACAGGACTCACCTCTATCACATTCCCGGATAAGGTGATGGGCTCCATCGACATGCAGGGCTGCACAGGACTCACCTCTGTCACATTCCCAGATAAGGTGACGGGCTCCATCGACATGCAGGGCTGCACAGGACTCACCTCTATCACATTCCCAGATAAGGTGACGGGCTCCATCTACATGCAGGGCTGCACAGGACTCACCTCTATCACATTCCCGGATAAGGTGACGGACTACATCGAGATGCAGGGCTGCACAGGACTCACCTCTATCACATTCCCAGATAAGGTGACGGGCTCCATCTACATGCATGGCTGCACAGGACTCACCTCTATCACATTCCCAGATAAGGTGATGAGCTACATCGAGATGCAGGGCTGCACAGGACTCACCTCTGTCACATTCCCAGATAAGGTGATGGGCTACATCTACATGCAGGGCTGCACAGGACTCACCTCTATCACATTCCCAGATAAGGTGACGGGCTACATCGAGATGCAGGGCTGCACAGGACTCACCTCTGTCACATTCCCAGATAAGGTGATGGGCTACATCGACATGCGGGGCTGCACAGGACTCACCTCTATCACATTCCCGGATAAGGTGATGGGCTCCATCTACATGCAGGGCTGCACAGGACTCACCTCTATCACATTCCCAGATAAGGTGATGAGCTACATCTACATGCAGGGCTGCACAGGACTCACCTCTGTCACATTCCCAGATAAGGTGACGGGCTACATCTACATGGACGACCGGTGCTCAGAAGCTTTACTCTCCATGCAACACAAAAGGATCATATACCGCATTAGCGCAGTGCAGTTCAACAGGGATCTCTTCGATAAAGTACGTCACGATGACCTCTCTGCCCAGGAAGTCTTCTCGATCACCAATATGGAACAGCGCCGAATCGCCTATGAGCGCATGGACAAGATCAAGATGAAAGACATGCCTGGCTTTAAGACGCTCCACGAGGTTGCCGATGATGGGCGCGGTTATCCAATGAAGGTTGTGAGCTTCACAGTGGAGGGCTACAACGAACCATTCAAGTTCCTGAACTGTTTTTGTCCGTCAACGGGGAGGGAATACTTTTTGGAGACAAAACAGGATACGTGTGAGGTTGCGAAGGCGAAGAGTTTTGGTTTCGACAGACTGACGTTCGATGAGGAGTATTAACCATGACAAAGAAAGAATTGGCAAGAGCAGCGGCAATGATAGCCGGCGTGACCCAGGCGAAGGCAGAAGAGATCGAAGAGGCAATCTTCGATGGCATAACAGACTCTCTCAGGCGCGGTGAGAAGGTCGAGATCAGAGGCTTCGGGACCTTCAAAGTGAAGAACAGTCCCGCCAGGATGGGCAGGAACCCGAAGACGGGGGCAGAGGTACAGATCCCGGCGCGGAAGAAAGTCGTCTTTAAGGCGTCGAAAGAGATGGGGGTATAGGGATGGAAAATGGAGAAGTAATAACAATCAAAGGCTCTGGTGAACTTCAGCCTAGCGGTGCGGCGGCTGACGACCAAATCGAAATGATTGCGGCGAAGGTGGAGATGTGGAAAGGAGAGTGAAATGATTTATCAAGACAAACTAAATAAGGCGTTGAAGTTGAGGGAAATCCTCTTGACCGAGGATACACGTATTTTATTAATAATCGTAGCGGTAGTTATGGCCTTCACATGCGGGCTACTTGTTGGAATTGCCGGACGATAGAACAATGCCCGAAGGGGCACAGGGAGAGATCAGGTGACACCTAAAAAAGCAATCCATAACGAATGTTGTTGGTGCATGAATACACAAAGGTTTAATGGATGTAGCAGCGATGTTTGTAAATTGAACTATATTTCAATGACTTACGTTCAAAGGATTAAGGCTAATTGTCTCACTTGCTGCCCTGAACAGTCCATATTCGGGGTGCAAGGTTGTGACGGAAAAATAAGCAACTTCAATCAAGGACGTATTTGTCCCCTTCATCCCTTCCGGTTGGGCAAGAATCCTTCAAGAGTCGCAGCGGGTAAGATGGCTTTAACTGATAAATTAGCCTCTTTCCAGTTCAAGAAGGGGGACAGTAAGGGTCAAGGCAAAATAGAGGTCAAAAAGGGGGTCTAAGGCCGAAAGCCTGAAAGGAGGGAAAGCATGAAGATAGGGAAATTGGGCAGACGTTATTTATACGTTATCTGGAGCGATAGGGAACTCGATGCTGAGAAGCTCAAGGGCTTATCATCGGGGGAGGTTCATTTAAGGAAGAGACCAATGAGACATGGGAAGAAGATTCCAGAAGCTTTGGGACTTCCACGTTACACAACAAACGATCCGAGAGATTGAGGGAGGAAAGGGAAAAATGAGTAATGGAGAGATGGTAGTCAGAGGGGAAGATGTCCCTGCGATAGCAGACGATTTTCTTATTCAGGTAGCAGATCAGGCTGAGAAGAGAATTGATGCGGTTATCAAGATCAAACGGGTTGCCCTGAAGGTGACGAATGCGCGGGACTGGACAGATCAGAACGGGAATCCTTATTTACAAGTTTCCGGGAGTGAGAAGATAGCGAATCTGTTCAACATCTCATGGCGCATAGAAGAACCGCGTTATGAGGAAGAACCAGATGGACACTTTACGTACTCGTTCAAGGGTGAATTTAGTCTCGGAGGCCGCAGGATTGAATGTGAAGGAACACGGTCAAGCAAGGACACCTTCTTCAATAAGTATGAATGGAAAGGGGACGAAGGTAAAAAAGTGAAGGTTACCTTGCCGCCCTCTGCCATTGACAAGGGGGACGTGAAGAAGGCTGCACTAACAAACCTCTTTGGGAATGGTATTACCCGTATCCTCGGTATCCGCAATCTCACATGGGAAGACATCAAGGAATTCGCGGGGATTACGAAGGATCAGGTTGTATCAGTTAAATATAAAAAGGATGGGGAGAAGCCTCCTATTACTACCCCCCAGGCAAAGAGCGCACCAGCGATCAATGACCTTGGCGATCCCGCGCCCGATGCAGACGGTAATTTCTCTGTAGATTCCGTTGTCCATAGCGTAGAGCAGAAGAAAGGGGAAAAGGATAATAAACCGTGGACAAAATACTTCGTCAGCGCAGGCGGTGAGAAGTTCAGCACCTTCGATAAAAAAATAGCGGAGGTGGCAAAAGCATCCAGTGACATGAGCATTGTTGCCACTATCATATACAAAAAAACTCAATACGGCAACGAGATTGTGTCGCTCACAGTACCGGAAGAGCGGTTGCCGGGAGTAGATGGGTAATATGGACGTAATAACCGTCGTCATGCGGAGATGAAACAGAATGGATAGCCTAGTATTTGAAGCTAAAACACATATTTATACTCTTCAGCCTTCCGGGCAAGTGATACCGAGTGTCACGCAAATTATCGAGGCACGATACTTTTGTGATCCATGGTATGCAGAAAAAGGTAAGGCGATTCACCGAATGGTAGAGCTATACCTGAACGATGACCTTCTCGAAGACTCTATCAGCCCTCAAGAAGGCGGTTTTGACCTGAGGCCGTACCTTGAGGCATTCAAGCTGTTTCAGGCAGAGGCTCCGCATGTGCGAGGGGTCATAGATGTGAAATCGGGGCAGATGGAGAAATGGCATTTTTTGCAAGTTTGCGCTTACCGGGAACTATGGCTTAACGGCGTCGATGAGCATGGGAAGCCACTGAGGGAAACGAGAAAGGGGACAGAGGTAAGGGGCTATTCCCCATTATGGCGGTATAGCGGAACGGTTGATATTATTGACATCCCTGAGAGGGAGGACTATCCAGAAGCTCACGTCCTTTATCTCAAAGACAACGGCAAATATAAAATCGAACCTGTCCGGGATGTGAGGATTCATACGCAAAAGTTCCTCACGCTTGTCTCGGCAGCGGTTATACGGTTGGATTATGGAATCTGAAGAAAGATTGAGAAGGAAAACCATTATTTCCAAAGGAGGCATAAATGGAATCTGAAGTCATTGAATCACCCGAACTAGAACGGGCGATAGTCACAACGAACATAGATGCTCTAGCCATCAAGGTTACTGACCCAGTGAGTTATGAACAAGCGGCTATGGTATGGCGGGGGTTCAAGGACCTTGAGAAACAGATAAGAGAGAAGTTCGCAGGGCCTAAGAAAAAAGCTTTTGATGCCCATAAAGCACTAACAAAATGGGAAGCGGAAGAATTATCAAAACTGAATCCTGGCCTTGAATGGCTGAACCGGGGAATGACGGCATGGCGCAAGGTTGAGGAAGAGAAGCGGAGAGAAGAGGAAGCCCGGTTGAGGGCAGAAGCTATGAAGCGTGAGGAAGAGGAACGTTTACAGGCAGCGATTGAAGCAGAGGCCGCAGGAGAGAAGGAAGAGGCGGCAGCGATCCTTGAGACGCCCGTTTTCGTGCCTTCTCCGGTTGTCCCCTCGTCAGCCCCCAAAGTTGCAGGGGTAGCTATGGCGGTTACGTGGAAATGCCGCGTAATTGACTTTATGACGCTCGTTAAGGCGGTTGCAGCTGGTCAAGCACCCCAGATGTGTCTTATGCCCGATCAGCAGTTCCTAGACCATCAGGCGAGGGCAGGAAAGGGCACTATCACCTATCCCGGCGTGGAGATTATCAAAGAGGAGGGAATGCGGGGGGTGAGGAAATAATGGAAATCAGATGTTTAAAATGCGGATGGGAAGGAGATAGCAGAGAACTTATATGTAACAGGGAGGACAGTAAAAGTAATAAGCCGACAAATGAAATTAAGTTCAATATTTGTCCTCAATGCGACACGGTTGATAATTTTGAGGATGCAGATTATGAAGAGGAGGAAGAATGACATGCACTCTCATCATACCGGATAAGCCCCTTAATCCTTCCAGTGCGGGGACTGAGGATAAGGAAATACCGGCAGAGGTAAAGAGAATCGCAGTTCATAGGAATTTCGCTAATTGCAGGGGGTGTGAACATAATGAGGGGTGCAGTGGCCGCTCTGAGAAACCCATTGACATCCCCGGAGAAGTCTGAAATACTATGAGCGTGAGCGTTAGAATGAGTGATATAATCCTCTTAACCAATGACCGGATAACTGCGTCTGTAGGGGGGTGTCACTCCCCCGCTCACAACTATGGGCCGTTGTCCGGTCTTTCGTTTCTAGGAGAATCATTTGCTTATCTGTCCGAAGTGCTTTAAAAAACAGTCTGAGACAGAAGCATTAGTGAACAAGAACCCGCTTCCGAGTGGTGGTTATCATCTTATTGCGCGATGTTGCCAATGCAATGCCTTTTTAAAAAACCTACCCCACTCAGAAGGATCAAATAAACTCTATTTTGGTAAACACAAGGGAAAATTCATTTCAGAAGTAGCCAAAACGGATTATGGCTATTTAGAATGGCTATTATCTCAAGACATCAAAGAATCATTAAAACAAAAAATACATGAGGGGTTAAAAAAAGAAAATGCCAGACTTCTTGAAGTCGGCCTTGATATATCTTAACCAGCTACATTATTCCGTGTTCCCTGTCGGACTGGATAAAAAAGCGCTTATTAAATGGGAACCATATCAAAAAAAACTTCCCACTGAAGCTGAAGTCCGAGAATGGTGGTCAAAATGGCCTACTGCCAATATTGCAATTGCTACTGGATTAATTTCTAATGTCTGCGTAATAGACCTTGATGAAGTTGAACTGGCAAAAGAAGCACTCGGAACACTCATCCCCGATAGTATCATATTCCCAATAGCTAAAACACCCTCCGGCGGAGAGCATTGGTACTTCGCCTGTACTGATGGGAATTTAAGAAACAATGCACGGATAGTTCCAGGTGCTGACCTCCGGGCAAATGGCGGTTATGTGGTAGCTCCTCCGAGTGTTAATGGCAACGGCAATGCTTGGAAATGGCATGGTGATCTGAAACCAACAAAAGTTGTATTGCCTTTTTTACCTATTGCATATAAAGAGTATTTAAGTATTAATGCATTATATAAGGGGGGTGTAGACAAACCAGTGTCTACAACTGTCTACAGTATGTTTCAAAAGGGTAGACGGGATGAGGACCTTTTCCACGTGGCTAATTGTTTGGTCAAAGGTAAGATGCCAAAGGTAGAGATTACTCAAGTGCTTGAAAAAATAGCATTATCATGTAACCCACCTTTTGATTTGAAAGACATTCCGGTAAAAATTGAGAGTGCTTTAAAACGTTCTCATGCCCGAACTTCTAATCTTTCGGACGAGGTCGAGGCGTGGATTTTGTCTACAACTGGCAACTTTTTGTCTACAGAAGTCTACAAGGTTCTACAACTGTCTACAAGAGATGAGCACAAGAATGTGTCAATAATACTGAAAAGGCTTATGGATAAGGGAGTTATCGAAAAATGGGGGGATAAGAACGGGTCATGGCGGGTTATTGATAACGAGGCTCAGACAATTGATTGGTATAATTCACAGGTAAAGGCTTTTGACATCAAATGGCCTATGGGTATTGAGGATTTTGTTTTGACAATGCCTAAGAATATTATTGTTGTAGCTGGCAGTCCGAATGCCGGGAAAACAGCTTTCCTGCTTAATGTGATTGCAATGAACATGGGTGGTAAACTACCTATTCATTACTTTTCCTCTGAGATGGGATCTATGGAACTTAAAGGTCGCTTGCAAAAATTCGACTTGCCACTAGAAAAATGGCGTTTTACCGCAAAGGAACGATCATCTAACTTTGATGATGTAATTCAACCCGACGATATAAATATCATTGATTTTTTAGAATTATCTGATAAGTTCTACATTGTAGGCGGTATTTTAAAATCCATATTCGATAAACTCAGGAACGGGATAGCTATCATTGCGTTGCAGAAAAACCCAGGGGCTAGTATGGCGAGGGGGGGAGTGGGGACCTTAGAAAAACCACGGCTTTATATCACAATAGATTCAGGACTGCTCAAAATCGAAAAAGGCAAGAACTGGAAAAATCCTGAAAGAAATCCTAATGGTTTACAGATCAGATTTAAGCTTGTCCAGGGGGCTAAGTTTATGCCACAAGATGACTGGCAATATGATCCGAAAAAGGAGGTATTGCGATGAGCACATTCAAACGGATTTGGATTGAGTACGAGGACGAGAAGGGAGATATTTATCTGGTTCCGGCATCGAATGAAGAAGTAAAAACAATTCTTTATGAACTTACTGATATTCTGTCATTGCAAAAAAGGTAGGGGCATGAGCAAATATACTTTCTTGATTTTAGGTGATCCCATAGCACAGGGCAGACCTCGTTTTACACGGTCTGGACATACGTATAATCCTAAGCGGTCTAAGGACTGGAAGAACGAGATTAAACGCCAGATGTTAAGGAAAAAGCCAAAAGTGCTTTTAGGCTCCCTATTTATGGTGCTTCAATTCGCGCTGAGAAGGCCTAAGAGCGTTGGTAGGCAACGACAACTGTGTTAGGTTTGATGGCCTAATCCTTCAAATCCCCCCCGATCGGTATCGATATCACTACGTCAGGGTAAAGGTCCGGGTCCATCGGTATCCTGATGGTCGTCTCTCGCTGTTTCATGGCCCCCGAAAACTGGCAACTTACGATACCAAAGAGAAGGAGATTTTGGCTCGTGCACAGATTGCCGCGTAACGTTAACAGGGGGAGCCTTGTTTCATGCGCTCCCCCACTACAGACCGGACAATTAATTTGCGCATTGCAATCTGCAAAATGACCACTGCAAAATAACATGATGTAAGTCAGTGAATTTATTTATAGTTTTTAATGTGGGGCATTCTGCCTTAGCAAAATCCAAATGTTTAGTAACGATATTTATAAATCGAGGTTTTGGAGGAATCGTTTAAAATCGAGGTGATAATATTTATTTTGGGGAACTGGCATAACTGGCACGGGGCTTGCTCTTATAGGGGTAGATCAAAAGAGCCTGCGGGTGCCTGTGAGAGGCCGGGGCAAGGAGGAGTAAAATGAGAGACATCAGGATCAACAATTACGGTATGAGACTTACAACAGATCACCCCGCATCGTCGTACGGTATCCCTGTATTAGTGGATGAGCAGGGGCAGGCATACGGTCCCGCCGACAATATCTTAGGCGATATTGTTACCACCATATTTGGCCCCACAACAGGAGCCGACATTGTGACGGGAGCAATGCCAACCAGCAAGACGGAGGCCAACAGAGACATATGGGAGCCGATGGAGAGATACCTAGCAAGAGAGTAAGATGAAATACGCAGGTAAAACAATCGTAGGACTCGCGCACATGAGGGGCGCGAACGGAAACATCAAGAAACAATCTACCGCATGGCAGTACCTCCTCGGCACAATCCTCCAGGACAAAAAACCACTTGAGCAGCGCGGCACCCGCATCCATCTCGAGTATGAGATGCGTTATCCGGATCGCTCCCGCTCTTATGCACACACCCAGCGCCAGCATACAGCCCTTGCCAAGGCAAAATATATCCGTGAGCAGTGGCTTGAGCGCATCGAGCGTAATGGCGATGCCCTCTGCCACGCTCAGGGATACAAGCTCCGCACAGAGGTCCCAGGAGAACTCCTGCCCGGACACATTAAGTATCGCAATGAGATGATCGCCAGGATCGATAAATCCTTACGGCATACCTATTCTTTATCCACGATCCCGCGCGAGCCGCAGGATTGGAACGACCCCAACTATTACCTCTGCATAGCAGGCCGCACGATCATCCTACACCGCTCCGATAGCGCCTCATGGGATAATCCCAAGTCCAAATGGCCGTCGAGCACCTCAGTAACCCGCACGGCATATCTTATGCGCGAGGGATGGGACGACCTCAGCAAGCCAGGATTACTCCGCAACGCCCGATACAGCGATAGCCTCCTTGGTATGTGGAATAACGGCGAGGGGCTCCCTGAGCGTAGGATCAATTATGAGGCACGGGGTAACTGGTTGCCTAAAGTTGTTATCGCTCTCCTACAGATCGCTCCCGAGCGGCATCGGGGCCTCTCCCACATCCAGCTTGATCCTCATTATCGGATATCCCTCTCCCGCAAAATCGCAGGAATAGAAATCTGGAGGCGCACACTTGCAGGTGAGACAATAGATTACTGTGCTGTAAGAGGCAAAGACACATATCACGCCTCCACCCCACGCGCAGCGGTGCATGGCTTATCTGCTAAACTTGCAACCCCCGGCAGCCGTCGGGAGATATTGGACATGGATTATACACTCTCACTCGGCTTTTGCCGCACGGGGGTTGAACAATTTTGTGAGGACTACAATCTCGATAGCACAGCCTCTTACACCCGAGCGGAGATACAGGCGATAGTAGCACGAGGCAACGGTAAGGCCGAAAAGTATGAGCGGGAACTGGCAAAGGCAGGTATCACAATATACAACAGAAGGGAGGGCACAACATGAAACTATCTCTTAAGAAAACCGAGGTCGTCATCCTGCGTGATGGGACGATCCATGGAGTCGCCAGGGATGAGGACGCAGCCAATAAACTCATAGCCGTGCTCCGGGAGCTTTATCCTGAGAGCACGTGGGAGAAGGGAGAAGGGGAATGAAAAGCATTGCTCTTACACAACTATTTGAGGACGGCATTACACAGGACATCGGACAAGTTACCGAGGGAGATAGAAAAGCTCTTAAAGAACTAAAGAGATTAGGGGGGTGTACCCGCCCACGGCACAAACATGGTGGCTGACTCCTCTGGGGATATCTCAAACTCATCATTGTGGGCCGGCATATAGACGCTGCAGATGTATGCATTGGCCTCCTTCATATCAGTGATGCCAGCGGCGGCAAGTTCCTTGACAAGCCTCTCCTGATGGGTGCGGAAGGCCCGCTCAGAGCGTCCCCTGGCCTCGGGGGAATAGGCGGGAATCATCTCAATCCCTAACTGTCGCATGGCACACCCGAACTGTGTGAGATTCTAATGATACGGCGACCACCG